ATGGCATCGAAGCGCAAGAAGGGTGCGCGGTGGGAGTTCGTCATCAAGCGGGCTGGGCTGCTCGAGAAGCCCGTCTATCTGACCTTCGACACCGAGGAAGAGGGCGACATCTTCTGTCGCAACGTCGAGAAGCTGCTCGACCAAGGCATCATCCCCAACGACATCCGGCCCGAGTCCAGGCCGTCCACGCTTGGCAGTGTGATCCGTGGATACCTGACCGAGGCGCACCCGTCGCTCAAGGATCAGGAAGTGCTCAGCACCGTACTGACGGCCAAGGGCGCCACGCCCGTCCTGAAGATCGACGCCGCTTGGGTGGATGGGTGGATAGCCGAGATGAAGCAGGCCGACAAGCTCGCGCCGGCAACGATCCGGGCGAAGATCGGCGCGACCGCGCGGGCGTGCGACTGGGCGATCAGGCGCAAGATGATCGCGTTACCCGATCATCCCTTCCGAACCCTGCCGGACGGTTATGCGACTTACAACGCGAAGGACGCCGCGGTGGCCGGTGCGCGACGCGAGGACGTTGAGCGAGATCGGCGGCTCGACGGCGACGAAGAGAAGCGGATCCGCGAGGTGATCTCTGCCGGCGTGCTGGCGAGAAAGCAGCGGCCCCGGGTGATCGAGGAAGCCGCCGCCCTGATGGTGGATTTCGACCTGGCGATCGAGACCGGCATGCGCATGCGCGAGCGCTACACGCTGGCCTGCGACCAGGTGGATCTGCGCGGGCGGCAGATCGTGCTCGACAAGACTAAGAACGGCGACAGTCGGGAGGTGCCGCTATCGTCCGTGGCACTGCGCGTTGTGGGCGAGCAGCTCGAGCGGCGCAAGGGCGAGCAGTGGCTGTGGCCGTGGTTCGATGGCGACTTCCGGCCGTACCAGCTGAAGATTCGCTCGAACTGGCTGTCGAAGTTGTACGCCGACATCTTCGATGCGGCCGGTTGCCCGGATCTGCGCGAGCATGACCTGCGGCATGAGGCCACGTCGCGCTTCTTCGAGCGGACCCAGCTGCCTGCCGAGGCGATCATGAAGATCACGGGACACAAGACGCACAAGATGGTCATGCGTTACCTGCGGCTACGCGGCTCGTCGCTGGCGGCGCATCTGTGGTGAGGTGCGGCGACACTAGATGCGGGATTCTCCCTGTGGCGTCATCGCAGCATCAACGGCCGCATCCATTTCTTCCCCATGCACCGTGTTCCATGCCCCATTCCAGTGCCGGACATCCCACCGTGGCCAGCGAGTGCTTGTGGGGCCTTCGTCGCCCCGCAGGTAGCGGTATCGCTCGGCATCTTCCATCGCGGCGGCGAACTTCGGGTGCATCTCCAGGCAGTCGGAGTCCGGATCAACAACCTCGTTTCGTGGGTCAAGCAGCACGGCCATGCCGAAGGCAACACGAAATGCCGACCCCTTCCGCAAGATCGCCAGCAGGTGCTGCACGACACGGTCCCCATCTTCATCTTCGTCGTACCAGATCAGAGATTCTTCGTCTTCTCCAGCCAGCGCGGCAGGCAGGTAGCCTTTCCCCAGGTCTTCCAGTGACCGGCATAGTTCGAGGGTCATCTCAATGTCTTCTCGTGACGCCTTTGCCATCTTCATCGTCGTATCCTTTCCACACGCTATTCCGGAGAGCCGAATTTCGGGGTTATCGAATGTGAGAAATTTGCACATTTCTTGCACGCCGCGCCTGTGGTGATCTGCGCCCCAGCCGCTCGGCCGTCTGCATCTGGATCTGCCGCTCGACGTACTCGAGCACGTCACGCTCGAGCATGACCCACGCTCGGCCGATCTTGGCGGCCGGCAGCTTGTGCGTGCGGATCATCTCCGCCACGGTTTCTTCGTGCACCTTGAGCAGGCGGGCGGCTTCGGTAATGTTGCAGGTGGTCATGTCGCGTCACTCCTTCGGCGCCCGCGTTGGCAGCGGCGCCCATCCTTCGTAGATCGATTCCTTGCCCGTCCAGGTGCCGTAGATCGCGCAGCCGTAGCGGGTGAGCAGCTGCACCTTCGTGCCGCGCGGGCAGCTCGCCATGGGCTGCCAGTGGTAGCCGTGGTCGACGGCGGCGGTGCGGGTGCTGTCGATGGTGGTCATGGCTTGAAAGTCTCTCCACGGTGCTTCGCCAACAGCTTTCGTGCGCGCTGCTTACCCGCCTTGCGTGAGTGGGCAAGCATGGCATTCACGGTGTTCTGTCCTGCGGCGGCAACGAGCCTCTGCGCGACTTCCGGCAGGTCGTGCCAGCTATGCAGGTGCAGCGGTTTCGGTTCGCCCTTCAGCACGTTTGCAGTGCGCTTGAGGATGCCGGCCAGCTTGTCGCGCAGCGCGCGGTCCTCTTCGGCTGACTCGATGATCTCGATCGCCGCATCAATCGCCTCGCCAATTCGGCTTACGTCTGGCGTCGGCAGCGTGCCGAGTGGTTCTCGACGCCACTCGTTGAACTGACGCAGGATGGTTGCCGCTTCTGCGGGGGTCATGACTTTACGCCGAGCGCGTTGCGGATCTCTTCGCGCGCCCGATGCGCGCCAGCTTGTCGTCCGAGCGAGTAGGCGCGGCGCATCGCCTCCAGCACCCATTCGTGCGGGTGAAATACATCGGCTTGCTCGGGGGTCTTCGGCAAGTAGTCGTGATCCTCTTGCGAAAGCAGCGCCTCTTCGCGCGCTGTTCTCAGCAGTTTCGCCTCTTCGTGAGGCAGCAGGTTCCATTCACTCATTTCAGATTGCTCCTTGTGTCTTCGGCGCAAACCACGCGCACGGCGTATGCATCGGATGCGGCCCGCTCGGGTGCGCGCATCTGTCGTAGTGCTCGACCCATCCCGATTTCCTGACGATCACGAGGACGATGTGCCCGCACTGGCGGCAGCCGAGCGGGGCGCGGTTTTGCTGTGCGGTCATTCGCGCTCTCCGGTCGCACGGGAAATGGCTGCCCGAGCTGACTTGATTGCAGGGTGTGTGGTGGCGCTCGGGAGTGCATTCAGCAAGCCCTGCAGCGCCTCCAGCAACTCCGGCCCTGATGCCATCAGCCGCGCATTCGCCATCGCTTCAGCAGGCGTGATGCCTTGCCCCGTTGCAGGGTGTGGGTCGCGCTGGATGGCATGGCCGACTGCGCGACCGTTCGGGCCGTCGATGCGCGGATTGGGGTAATCCGCCTGGGTGTTGACGGTCCACGGGCCTTGGGTGTGTGCGGTCACTCTCCATCCTCCTGTCTCGCCCGCACCGCGCGATTGATTGCGCGGCGGATGTGGGGCCATTCGTCTGCATCGAAAGCGATGCGCTGTTCGCCGTGCTCTTCGGTGTTCTGGCGCACGACGAGGAATTCGCCGCCGCCTTCGTCGTCGAGCTCGACCGTCGTGGCGTGCTCGCTGAAGGTTGGCTCGCCAGCGGGCGCGACGATGAATTTGATGGGGCGGAGGTGGTAGCTCATGCTGCCTCCAGTTGCCGCAGTTCGCGGGCGGTGAATGTCATCAGGTCGGGCACGTTCGCCCGGGCCAGTGCTGCCGCCAGCGGCGGGCTGACGCTGTTGCCGCACATGCGCACCTGGGCTCGCTTGGGCAGGCGCTTGCCGTTGATCACCGGGGCGATCTGGTACGACTCGGGGAAGCCCTGCGCACGGTAGAGCTCGCGCGGCTCGAGCATGCGCATGCCGATGTCGGCGATGCGGTATTGCTGCTGATCGACCGTGACGAGGCCGAAGCGGTCGACGGTGGGGATGGTGTGCAGCGGGTCGCTGAGGTGCTGATCCTGCCCGCCCTCGCCGTAGTACTTGGTCAGGAAGGCCGTCACCAGGGCGTGGTGGTCTTGCGTGGTGACGGTGTGCATGGGGTCGGTCATCGGCGCACCGGGGCCGGTGTAGTTGCCGCCGAAGTGCTTGGCGAGGAACGCGCAGACCAGCGCATGCTTTGCGCCGCCGGCCACGACGGTACCGAGCGGCTTGTCGAGGCCGGGCACGCGCGGCGCCTGGCCGGTGCGCTCGCCGTAGCCGGTCTGGATCAGGGTGGGGGCCACCAACGCATAGCCATTCTCGGATGTGACCGTCTGAAGGGGGGCTGTCAGTGCCTGACCGCGGAAGTACTCGTAGGCATGATTCACCTTCACGATGAACGGGGAGGCGCTATCGACCACATACTTCTGAATCCCGCGGGCAATTCTGCGCATCGTGTTCTCAGCCAGCGGCTTGGCGCGGTCGAAGATGCTCGGGCAGGGCAGGGACCAGTCGATGCACTCGGCAGCCGTGCGCCACGGTTTGAGCGTGCGTGCCTTCACGCCGGCAGAGCCCGGTGCGCCGTGCGTGGGTGCTGGCCACACGATGGGCTGGCCGTCGCAGCGGGCGACGAGGAACAGCCGCTTGCGCGTGGTTGGGGCGCCGTAGTCGCAGGCGCGCAGTTCGCGCCACTCGACCGCGTAGCCCAGTTCCTGAAGCTGGCGAACGAAGTCGCGGAAGGTGTGGCCGCGCCGATCGGGGCAGGGCGTGCCGTCGTCGCGCAGTGGGCCCCACGTCTGAAACTCTTCGACGTTCTCGAGGATGATCACCCGCGGGCGCACCAGCGCGGCCCACCTCACCGCGACCCACGCCAGGCCACGGATGCGCTTGTCGCGCGGCTTGCCGCCCTTGGCCTTGCTGAAGTGCTTGCAGTCGGGGCTGAACCAAGCAAGCCCGACCGGGCGGCCCTGCGTGACGGCCAGCGGGTCGATGTCCCACACGCTTTCGCAGTAGTGCTCGGTCTGCGGGTGGTTGAGCGTGTGCATGGCCACGGCTTCGGGGTCGTGGTTGATGGCGATATCGACGTGCCGGCCGAGCGCAAGCTCGATGCCGCAAGAGGCGCCACCGCCGCCGGCGAAGTTGTCGACGATGAGTTCGCGCTGCAAGTCGAGGATGAACTGGTCGCGGATCATGCGGCGCCCTCCGTCATGCCCAGCTCCTCCGCCCTGTTCGCGATCAGCTGCGTCTTCACGATGCTGCCGATCTCGTACACATCCATCTTTCGATATGCCCGCTTGCACTGATCGACGACTGCCTGGCACTGCGCGACCAGCTCGGGCGGGATCGGCGTGCTGTAGCGCAGGCGGGCAACGATCTTGCGGGCGGGGTCGAGGTCGAGGCACAGCGTGTAGCGGGCGTCGATGCGCTCCCACAGGGCGATCCAGCCTTCCATCGCGGCGGGAATCTCGTACCAGACGCCATCAGGCGGGTTGAGGAACACGGGAGCGCCCTGGATCTCGTGGATCCAGCCGTCGGCGAGCTTCGCGAGCATCGCGTCGATGCAGCCAAAGGCCTTCATCATGTCCGCGATGGTGGGGCGGCGAATGCGGCGGGTCATACGGCCTCCCAGACTCGGGCGCGTGACTTGGCGTGCCGGCCGCGGCAGCGGATCTCGCCGGCCTCGTGCAGCAACGCGACGCGGATCTTCACCGGCTCTATGGCTTGTCCGAAGAAATCGGCAATCTCGTTGGTGGTTGCCGGGCCTGTCTCGCGCAACATGGCGACGATCTCGGCCTTGAAGCCTGGGCCGATGCGCCCGGTGGTGCGCACATACCGCTGCTCGGACGTATGGAGGCGGCGCTGAGTCTCGGGCGGCAGCGGCGGCACCGGTGCTAGGCCAAGGGAGAGAGCGATGATGTTCATGCTTGGGCCTGCTCGTGCGGACTTTGTGCGGCGCTGGCCTTGATGACCATGCGACCACCGAAGAAAAGCACTTTCTCCGCGTCGTACAGCCCGTCGTCGTAGCCGCGTTTTTGTTTGCCGAGCCGCGCGGCTGCCTTACGCCAAATCGCCTTAAAGGCATTGCCTTCTGCGAAATCCATATGCAGTGCTTCGATGACGTCGTTGCACTCAGCAACGTAAGGCGCCCGCCCTTCATCGGTTGGGTGCTTCACGAGGACTTTGTAGTAACTCACAGACCCGCCGGTGTATTCCTGCTCGGTGTTGGCGTTCTTATCAGTTGGGGTGTTGTCGGCGTGAGCCTGCCGGCGCAGGTGCTCGGCCTCGTTGCGGGCGGACTGCAGCAGGTGTTCGAGCTTTTCGACCAGGGCGGTCTGGTTGGCGAGCTGGTCGCGTAGCTCGACGACAACGCGGGCTTGCTTGAGCAGCTCGTCGTCTTTCTCGCGCACGGCCGTCAACGCGTGGCTGATCTCGTTCACCGCCTCGTCGATCATCTCGGCGGCTTTCTCGGCGAGCTCGACCTCGGTAAAGTCGCTGGGATCGATGGGGCCTGTGACACGGTGGGCGAGCAGGGCGCGGATGGTATCGAGTTCGCGACTCAGTACGTCACGGGATTCGCGGTAGCTGTCGCGCGCCCTCTTGGAAATCTCAAGATCCTCGAGGACTCTTGGTCTGACGAGGATAAGATCAATCTCTTTTCGGTCGTCCTCCGCAGCCTGCCCTGCTGTGGAGACTTCAGCGGGGAGTTCCGGTGCGCGTTCAGGCGCAACCGTCAAGCTTTCCTTTACGGTTGCCTCAGCTGCAGCCGGTTCGCTGACTGCCTCCACCTTCGCCTTCGCATCCGCCCGATCGCGCGGCCCCGCGTTGAAGCTCGTCTTGGTCTTGGCGCCCTTCTTCAGGTTACCGCCCTGCAGCTTGGCCGGGCCTTCTGCCAGGCGCTTCTTGCCGGCGTCGGTCAGGGTGTAGCCGGGCTGGCGCGTCACGTCGTCGAGCCGCTTGGCCAGCAGACCGTCCTGCGCGCAGTCGCGCACGCTCCATGCGGCCTTCTGGCGGTCGTAGCTGATCGCGTCGGCGATCTCGTTGATCGGTGCGCCGGGGTTTGCAGCCACGGCCTTCAGGATCTCAAAGCGCAGGTTCATGGTGCGGTGCCTTCATGGAGGTTTCGAGGCCGCAAAGGCCCATCTCGAACGCGGCGTCGGCCACGTCGTTGTCGTCGATGCTCGGGTCGCTGCTGCGGATGTCGGCGATCAGCACTTCGAGCCGGGCTGACTGCGACGGGGTCAGCATCACCGTGACCGGGATGCGGTCGTCGAGCTGGTCGGCGGGGTCGTTGGGTGTGGTCATCGTGTCCTCGTCTGGTTGATCCATTCGGCTGGTGGCTGCGTCAGTCGCCATGCGGATGGATGCCGGTTACGCTTTCCGGCTCCCGGTACAAAGCTCATGCGCGGTGCGCGTTGAGTCCGGGCGTGGGAGTGGGGCGGTTACGGGGTGCCGAACAGCAGCGGCACGCCGGCCTTGTCGCGGATCAGTTCGACCGTGGCGCGGCAGGCGTCTTCGAGCACGCGATCGGCGCGCTGCAGGTCGAACCAGAACTTGATCTCGCCGCTGTTGCGGTCGATGCGGTAGCGCAGCAGGGCCTCGACCGAGTACGCAGCGCCGCCGGCAAAGGGGCGCAGGCCCAGCGTGAACTTGCGGAAGACCTCGAGCTTGCCCTTGGTGGCGCTGTCGCCTTCTTCGGTGAATTCGAGCTGCACCATGCCGTTTGCCAAATTCACCGAGCTGCCGTACTTGACCTTGCGGGTCTCCTGCAGGGTCAGGACGAACTCCAGCACCTGCGCACCGGCCGGCTCTGCGATGTCGCCCAGGTTGGCCTCGAGGAAGAAGCCGAACTCGGCCTGCGACATGGCCTTGCCGGACTGCTCGGTCCAGCGCTTCCATTCTTCGGTGAAGCGGGGGGTGAAGATCGCGCGGTGGTCGCGGAAGCCCGGCATATCCTCGCCGTGGTCATTGAAGACGGCGACCGCCTGCACGCGCTGCTTGGCATAGTCGGCGTCGACGTACACCACGCAGTCGCTCAGGCTGCCGTGGCGCTTGACCTGGGCGATGAAGCTATCGACGTCGTGCAGCGTGGTGGTGCCGATCTTGCGGCCCGGTGCAGCAAGGTGGTCGGTGCGGCGTTCGAGCGAGTAGCCATTCGGGATCGCAACGAGGGCGCCGTGCTCGTTTTCGCCGATCAGGAAAGGCTTGCGGGCCATCTTCTCGATGTGCTCGACGGCGCCGGGGGTGGATTCGAGGTGTTCCATGGGTGGTCCTTGCGGGTGGTGGTGGTGGTCGATGGCCGGCTTAGCCGACCTTGCGGAGGGATTCGGCCTGCGGTTTCGCGTCGGCTTCGACTGCCTTCAGTTCGATCTCGGCCTGGCGCGGGTCGCGCGCCTGCAGGTTTCCTTCGGGCGTGCCGAACAGGATCGTTTCGCCCACCGGCAGCTCGGGCAGCTTGGCGCGCACCTTGTCGCTGATGACGTAGGTGCCGGGAATCTTCGCGGCGGGCTTGATCGTGAGCTCGATGGTCAGCTTGGCGACCTTGCCGGTCTCGTCGACCGCGCGGACGGCCTTGGCCAGTTCGGTGGCTGCGTCATCGAGGATTTCGCCGCGGCGGATCTCGCGCAGGGTGTCGAAGAAGGGACGTGTTGCCATGGTGGTGCTCCTTACTTTTGGATCTCCGAAAGCCCGGAGACGTGGCGTAAATTGGGTGCGGTCTTTCCCGCCGTCCGCCATCGCCCGCCGCATTTGTCGCCCCGGAGTCGCAAGGGGTGGAAGGTCGCTCGTCACCACGTCGATGGCTGCCGGTGATATGTGCCCCTCCGCCGGCCGGGGTCGTGATGCTCAGGAGCTACGCATCTGCCGCATGGCATCGTCGAACGACGCCAGGCGCGCACCGCGGGGTTTGCGCTCGATGAAGGCGTTGGTGAGTGCGAGGTCGCCGTCGCGCAGCGCGTCTCGACCGTTCCAGTCATCGACGATGCGGTTGCAGCCGAAGTGGCGCTTGAGGGCTTCGCTGTTTCGGGTCTTTCCGCAGGCTTGCGGGCCGTAGACGATCACGGTGGTCATGGCCGCACCTCGGCCACCTGAACCGGCTGCCCGCACTCGATGCCGTACTGGCTCGCCACCTGTGCGACGGCCTTGGCGGCTTCGGCGTCGGCCTGTGCGATCAGCGCCTCGGTGTGCGCGTCGAGCGCCTCGAGGGCGCCGTATCCGGCGACGATCAGCACTGCGGCCAGCCAGGCCGTCCAGCGTGGCAGCGGGTTGCGCTGCGTGGGGTCGGTGTTCGGGTTCATTCGTCGTCTTCCTCCAGTCGGTTCAGGCCCGTTATGCGGGCGGCGATGAGGCCGGCAGCAATCCATGCGAGTGCTACGGCCAGGGCGGTCATGCCCGGTGTGCCTTGGGCAAGACCCGGCAGGCCACCTCGAAGGGCACGCCGGCGGCGTCCATTAGTTCGCCGGCGCGGCGCACGGTGATCTGGTCGGACTCGACCATCCAGGCCAGCAAGTCGACGAAGGTGCGCATCAGGCGGTTGGTGCGGCGGGTGGCGGTCATGGCGGGCCTCACGTCAGCAGCAGGTGTTCGAAGGCTTGCTTGCCGTGGTCTGCGGCGCCGCTGTCGGCGGCGATGGCGGCGTTGGTCAGGGCCTTGGCGAGTGCGCGCAGTTGGTCGGGGCGCAGCTCGGCGCCTTCGCCGGGCAGGTTGTGCACCACCACCAGGGGCTTGCCGTGGCGGCAGCGGGTTTGGGTGACGATGAGGGACTTGTCCATGGCTTAGGCTCCTCAAGCGTGCATCAGCGACCCGGCCACACTCAGCGCGGCGCGGCTGCATTCGGTGCGGCAGCGGGTGTTGCCCTGGGCGCCGCGGGCCTCGATGCGCTCGGCGGCAAGAATCTCGGCCAGGCCAACGGCGAACAGCTGTTTCAGGGGGAGAACGTCGCGGATGCTGGCGCGAGGCTTCAGGCCGCGAAGCTGGCGGATCTCTTCGGCTTTGCCGCCCACGATGGGCTTGTAGATCTCGTTGGTGCAGTCGCCGTAGCCGCGCCCCTCGACGCCGTGCGCTTGCAGCGTGGCGGTGAAGCGGTTGCGGGCGACTTTGCCCTGCATGCGGGTGGCCAGCCACGCCTGGTCTTCGTGCGAGGCGCGGTCGGCGATCTCGGCGGCCAGGGTGACGTCGCCGCTGGCTACGCGCTCCTCAAGCTCGATCAGTGCGCGGCGGATGGCGCGGCCTTGGTCGGTGCGCTCAACCATCGCCAGCTCTTTGGCGGTGGTCAGCGTCAGCAGGTAGTCCTTGCGAGGGCGGCCTGTTTTTCCCGGGGTTTTACTGGAAATTGAGTAAAAGTCCCGGCCGTCTTCGAACTCATACTCGCGGATGCGCGCAGCGATCCAGTCGTTGAAGCGGGTGCCGTTGTCGAGTCGCTTGTGCAGCTCGCGTGCATCGATGCCGTGGCGGTCGGCGCCGGCCTGGGTGATCGTGCGGAAGGTGAGGGTCGGGTGCATCGCTGTCTCCAAAACGAGTGCTTGGAAACAAGATACACGGATACGTGTGATCTGACAACACGAAAATGAGTATTTCGGTAAGGGCCTATCCCGCCCTGCCTCAGGAAGCAGAGCCGCCAAAAGGCATGCGCATAAAAAAGCCCGCTCATGGCGGGCTTGGCAGGGAACAGGTTAGGGCAGGTCAGACCGTAAGGTCTTCTTCAAGCTCGACTGTGGGTTCGTATTCAAGCTGGTGCTCGGTCCATTCCTGCGCGATGGCGGGGTTCTCGCGAATCTGCTGTTCGATGCGCAAGGTCTCCCGGTAGGCGTGCGCTTCGGCAGTCATTGTCCAGTGCGCGGCCAGGCCCATGGCTTCAACCTCGCGTCGAATGTCTGCCAGGCTGACCTTGAAGAACTCCTTTCGCGGATTCACCTTGTTCATCTGCTGCTGAAGGAAGCGGCGGTGCAGGGTGCGCTCAAGGCCGGGGGCGTCTTCGCTATACAACATGGCGTGGATGTCGAATTCGAAGGGCACGCTGGCGTCGCCCAACTCGCGCACGCGGTCCTTGGGTTCGAGGCGGCGTGTCATGCCGATCTTGAACACTTCTTCACCAAACGAGCCGATGTTCGAGATGATGTAGACGTGGCCGGTGCGGGTCTGCTGCGCCATGGACAGGGCGCGTTGGTTCTTCTCCTCGGCCGCGACCAGGCGGTCTTGAAGCTCGGCGAGCTTGGCCTCGTATTCGGCACGCTGGGCCTCATTGGCTGTTGCAACTTGCTGCTGCACCTTCTCCATGGCCTTGCGGATCATCTCCTCTTCCTTGGCGGCTTCCTTCATCGCGCGTTCGTATTCGCGCCGCGCCTTTTCCTCTTCGCGGATCTGCTCGCGGATCTGGCGTTGCTCCTCGCGTTCCTGCTCCTTGAGGGCGCGGGCGACCGCTGCCCACTTCAACTCAGCCAGCCGAGCGTCGAGGTAGTCAGTTGTGATCTTAGCGTCCCGAAACGCGCGGCCGCTGTGGTTCACAAGCGCGAAGGCGTCTCGAATCTCTTGAGCCAGCATGCCATAGTTGTCGCTCTTGCCTCGGGCTAGGATGGTGTCGACCTTTCCGTTGAAGGCGTCGATGACGAAGTTGATAGCGATCTGTCGGCGCGTGTCTTCAACATAACCGCACGTCGCTGCCCGGCCGGCGCGGATTAGTGCGCGCGTGGTGTCGCGTGCTTGCTTCAGTGATGCGCCGGCCTCCGTGTGGCCGAAATCGTCTGCAAGCTCGTCGAGCAGGCTGTAGGTGGGGATGATGTACTGATCACCGTATCCCTTGATCACGTTCTGCATTGCAGTTGCGGCGTCCGCGAACTCGTCTGCGCGATTCTTGATGGCGTACGCCTCGCCGGCGATCTCTTCAGCACGGCGCTTTGCCGCATCGATGATTCTGCCTGCTTCGGCCGCGGCGGCCTCGAGCTTCGCCTCAGCCTGTGCATGCCTATCTGCTGCTGCTTGGTTGATGCTCTTGCGTTGGGCGTTGGCTTCGTCGATCACCCTGCGCGCTTCGGCTTGTGCGTCAGCGATCTGGCGGAACTGGGAGAGCAGGGCGACTTCTGCCTCGAGCTGAGTGTTGCGGGCATCCAGCCCCATAGCTCGATCTGCCAAGCGTTTATTGTCAGCACTGAGGTTGGCGTTCTCTTCCCGACTTTGATCCAGATCTTGCTGCGCTTGGGCAAGTTTCCATTGAAGCTCTGCCGCCTTCTTTTCACGCTCTGCGGCGGTCTGCTCAGCTGCTCGCTTCAGCACCCAAAGAGCGATCGCAGCGACGAGCGCGATGATGAACAGGATCTCCATTGCATTCCCTTGTGATATGGCAAAGCAATGGTAAATAAAAAAGCCCGCTCATGGCGGGCTTGGGTTAAGGCTTAGTTTGCGTCAGGTGTCGGTTTGGGCGCTGCCATGTAGTGCCGGGTGATGTCGGACATGAAACGCTCCGTTCCCACTGCTTGTACCCACAGCACGATCAGCGCGCCCAGTGCGATGACTGAGGTGATCAAGGCAGCGATCACATTGTCCAGAATGCCGCGCCACCACCTGGGGCGGATCTGGCGGACAAACGTGGACTTGAGTAATTCCTGCTCAGATACGCGAATGCGTTCGGCAAGCACAGCCTCGCAGAACTCATCGAGATAGCGCTCGGCCTTGTCTCGATAGTCCTCAAGCTGGCCGGGGAGGTTCGCTGCACGATGGAATTCGCGCAGGTCTTCGCTGGATGGGTTCTTTTGCTTCTCGGCTTCCAACTTCCGGATGTACTCGATCTTGCGCGCCTTATAGATCGAGTAGGCGATGGCTCCGACGATGTCGGATTCGTTCTCGACCAGTTCTTTGTAGGCCCAGCTGTAGCCCTCGTACGGATTGTCAGGCATGCGTCTCGACGGTGCGGCGGGCCTCGGCATAGGCGCGGTTCATCTCTTCGCGCGAAATCTTCGTCTCGCGGATCACGCTCACCACTCGAAGAGGTAGCCCGGCAAGGTTGGCGGACTGCTTCTCCACCATCGCTGCGTTGGCCTTGACCACCATCTCGCGGGTGATCAAGTTGCGCTTTGTATTCATGCTTCCCCCTGTGCCGCTTACGGAAAAAGCCGCTCTCGGGCGGCTTAGGTCTGACTGCGCAACTCTATCATCGTTCAGCCGCCATTGTCTTGCTGCGTCCCTCCGATCGCCGTGCCGAGTGTCAGGGCGCGGCTACGAATCAGCCGTGTTGGGCCTGGATGTGGGGTCGTTCTTCGACTTCGACTGCGAAGCCCTCGAAGCGCTTGGGGCTGTGCGACCTGACGTGCCACAGGTAGCGCGGCTCGACCCAGACCCGCAGGCTGGGCGGCTGGCTTTCGTGCCACACCAGCACGTTCGCCGCGCCGGCGGGCAGGCGCAGCGTGGCGAGCAGGGCGCGGGCGGCATCGTGCGGGGTCATGGATAGTGGCCGGAAACCAGGGTCATCTGAAGCGCTTCCAGTATAGGCGCAATCGGCAGGATCAGAGAATAACCGCTCGAGGTGCCGGCCACGACCAGTCCCACCGCGCACGGCTCGCCGGCTTCGTTGCGGCTCACCACCAGCGAGCCCGAGTCGCCGGCCTGCGAGAATGGCGCGCCATTCTCCCCAAACACCATCATCACGTTGTTGAAGTACACCGTGGCATTGCCACCGACAGCGGCCACTTGGTAGCCAATGGGCTGCGGTGCCGGCGATTCGCCGATGATGCGACCTGTGGTGTATCCGGTTGTCCGGCCTACCTTTTCGACCTGCATGCCGCCTACGGGGATGCTGACGGCGGACGGGGTGTCGTAGTAGCCGCCCTGCGACGATGACACGCGCTCGGGGTCGCGGATCAGGAACACTGCGGCGTCCGAGTTCTGCGAGATGTTCACGTTGGCAGGGCTGCCGTGGACCATGGGCAGGCCGCGATGATGCACGCCAATGGTGAAGGGGTCACATCCGGCGGGCGTGATGTCCATGTGCCCGGGCGCGAGGATCTTTTCGCCTCCTTCCGCATAGTTAGACAGCCCGCTCACGTGGTTGGCCGATAGGCCATACATTTGGCCCGCGGCATCGCGCACCAGGCAGCCCAGCGTGCCGGCGCCGGGGAAGCGCGCGGGGTGGACGGAGCTGCCGCAGGTGTAACGATCGTGGATCAGTCGATAGCTCGCCTGGTCGGCTGGCTGACGGTTGTCGCCGGCGCTGGCCTGGCCGTAGTAGAGATACTTGATGGCATTGCCGCCTTGCCAGCTCGGCATGTTCTTCAGTGCGCGCACGCCGATTCGTTTTCGGGTGAGCACGTAGACGCAGTGCTCGGGCTCGTTGAACAGCACGCCCGCGACTTGCTTGTTGCGCAAGGTGTACAGCGTGTCGCCCTGAGCGGGGAACAGCGTCCCATCCTCGGGCGCCGCCGCCTGCGCGCCGTGGCTGGTGACGGTGAGCGGGTCGAGCATGTGGTGCTGTTCTGCCCAGGCCAACAGGCTCTCGGCCACCTCGCGGGCGCTGCGGCGGGCGCTGGTGGCGTGGGTAGAGGCGTGCTCGGCGGCGGCCGTGAGGTTGGCGGTGTCAGCTTCTGCCGCCGGCAGTTCTGATGCGGCCGGGGTGATCTCGTCGTCAAGGTCGAGGCGGTCTGCTTGGTCGGGCGTGGTCGTCATGGTGGTCAACGCGGTTGGGCAAGTGCATCGAGCAGCACGACGACGGCGTCGCGCGTGCCTTGTGTGACGTGCGGGGCGGTGTCGAGCCGCATTGCGGCTGCGACGAGCGGGCTGGGCGCCTGTGGGGGTCGAGCGCCGATTGCGCCCTGCGCGTGCGCGTCGCCCATCGGCGGCAGTGAGGCTGATGCGGGCTGGGCGACGGGATCGCCTTGCGCCATGGCAAGCCATTCCGGTCGCACGCCGCAAGCGATGGCGAGCTGAACGACTTGCGGAGTTTCGTCCTGCACGCCCTGTTCAAGGCGACTGATGATCTGCTGCCTGACGCCTGAGCGTGCCTCAAGCTCTTTTTGAGAGATCTTGGCAATTTCCTTGCGGGCGAAACGCAGTCTTTCACTGAAGTTCATGACGTGAAATTACACGGATCGAAGTAGCTCGCCAAACACGGTAACGTGTTGCCTGAATACACAGATGCGTGTATTGTGTTTGCAAGGAGATTGCCTACATGAATACCGCCCTTCAGAAAGCCGTCGAGGTTGTCGGCAGCCAGGTTGCCTTGGCTGCCGCCTTGGGCGTTCGCCAGGGGCACGTCTGGAAGTGGCTCAACACCGCGGTCGAGGGCGTGCCGGCCAAGTACTGCCCGTCCATCGAGCGCGTCACCGGCGGAAAGGTCCGCTGTGAAGAGCTTCGCCCGGATGTTGACTGGGCTTACCTGCGCGGCACCTGCAGTGCTGAACACCACGAGGCCGCCTGATGTCAGTCGATCAGAACAGCCGTTTCCCCGCCGCAGTCGGTACAGCGAAAGAGCGCTTCCTTGTCGCCGAGCTTGCCGAAGACGGGGTGCGGCCTGCTGCCGGTGCGGGTGATGTGCAACGACCCACAGTGGTCGCAGCACAGCCCCGTGTGCTGTCCAGACTGCAGCGCGTCGAGCTGCTGCTGAAGTATCCGCGCGCGGGCTTGTGCGTCGAGCAGGTCCGCCTGCGACTGTGCGTACTTCGCCTGAAGGTCGCGGTGCTGGGCTTCCTGTTCCGCCAGCTTGGCCTTGATGAGCCCAAGGTGCTCGAGAAGGATCGTTGCGCTGCCGTGCTCGGTGATCAGGCGCTCGATCGGACCGAAAAGCGTATCCAAGATCATGGCGTGCTCCTGTGGTGATGAACATGGTGGGTGAGATCTCCAATTCGATCCGCATGGGGCATGCCGCCCGTTTCCCTGTCTCCCTGCACCTCCTCTCGGGGAAGTTCGAGCCGGCTGTGGCGTTGGCTGCGGCCGGCTCTCCTTTTTTGCAGGGCAAGGCGTTTGGTTTCTGACGGTTACAGCTTGAACCGTGGGACTGATAACCACGGAAAAGCACTGATAGGAGGTGTTATCAATGAACATCGGTGATTCTCAGATCCAGATGACGCTTGATCTGGACACGCATCTGACCGAGCGCTTCCGCTCGGCCAAAGAGGCGATGGCCGCAGGCATCTACCGCCGCGGCCTGAAGCGCTGCGCAGCAGACCTGGACGTGGCCCCGGGCAATCTGTCCGTGATGCTCTCGGGTGACGGCCAGCGCCACCTCGATGTCGATCTGCTCGAACGCTACGTCGAGCAGACGGGCGACCGCACCCCCATCTATTACCTGGTGGCCAAGCACTGCGGCGACAGCAGCGCTGCACGCGACGAGGCCGTCGAGCGCGTGCAAGCCATGCTTGCCGAGCTGCCGCAACTGCTCGCCAGTGTGGGCGCCAAGGGCAAGCGGGGAGGGCGCTGACCATGGCCGACTTCGCCGACATCAGCGCCGCCCGCGAGGAGCTCGACCGCAGCCTCGCACTCAAGGTGCGCGCCCCCGAAGGCCCGATAGCAACGGGCCAGTGCCTGAGCTGCGAGAAGCCGCTGCCCGATGGGGTGCGCTGGTGCGATGCGGACTGCCGGGATGACTGGCAGCTGGATCAGCGCGCGGGCCGGGTTGCGTAATGGCGACGAGCCTGCAGGACGTTATCGACCAGATGGCGGAGGCCGACATCGTCGGCCTGTCTGCTGTCGATCTGGTGACCGATGGGCGGTATCACCGCTTTCGGCCAGAGAGCGAGCGCAAGCGCAAGAAGTCGGCCTGGTACATCCTGTTCGAGCACACCACCAAGTCTGGGCGTACGGTGTTCAACGGTGCGTTCGGCAAGGGCCCGGATGCCTACAAGGTGCGGATGTCGGACGGCGGGCTTTCGGTGGACGAGCGTGCCGAGCTGCTGAAGGCACGCAAGGATGCCGAGAAGCGCGCGGCTGCCGAGCGCAAGACAGAGGCCCAGCGCGCTGCCGAGAAGGCGAAGCGGCTGTGGGGCCTGGCGCACGACGAAGGCAAGAGCGCGTATCTCGAGCGTAAGCAGGTCAAGGCCTATGGGCTGCGGTTCCTGAACGGCTCGGTGCTGGTGCCGGTGCGCAACATCGAGTCGGCCCTGGTCGGCTGTCAGTACATCGACGCCGAAGGCGGCAAGCGCTTCAACACGGGCATGGAGAAGCAGGGCGCCTTTCATGCGCTGGGCAATGTTGCCGATGCAGACACGATTCTTTTCGGCGAGGGTTACGCGACTTGCGCGTCCGCTCACCAGGCCACCCGCTGGCCGGTGGTGTGCTGCTTCGATTCGGGCAACCTCGAGCCGGTGGTGGCGGCGTTCCGCAAGCTGTTTCCTGACGCCCGCTTTGTGCTGCTGGCCGATGACGACCGTCATCTGCGACGTCGGCTGCGCGAGCGGTTGGAGCGGCTGGGCGTGCCGGGCAAGGTGGAACCAGATGGGGTGGAGCACGTGTTCCACCTGCCGCCCGCAGAGGGCGCAGCAGAGGGGATGCAGTTGCGCGTGCGGGCATGGTTCGAGGACCACGCTGGTGGCAAGCGCATCAGCTTCTCTGTAGGGCGCAATGGCGCAGAGGCCCGCACCTGGCATCTCGAGAATGCCGGTCGTGCTGCCTGCAGCTTGATCGCCAAGAAGCATGGCTGCCTTGTGGCCGTGCCGAGCTTTGCCGCCGACGATGCTGCCGGCACCGACTTCAACGACGTGCATCTGGCCGAAGGGCTGGGTGTGGTGCGCTCGCAGATCCTCAACACCATTGCCGCCTTCGAAGAGGCAGCCAAGCGCGGTAGCGACAAGCCGCCCGCCGACCTGCCGCCGGCGCAGCGATCATCGGGGGTGGGGGCGTCGTGGAAGGACCGGCTGCTGGTTCGCAAAGGCGAACTGGCGGGGTGTCTGGCCAATGTGATCGAGATCATTCTCAACGACCCGGCGTGGGCTGGCGTGCTGGCTTACAACGAGTTCTCCCTGCGCATCGAGAAGCGCAAGCCGTTGCCGGCCGGATCTGCCGAGCTGGGCATATGGGGCGACAGCGACGACGTTGCCACTGTGTTGTGGCTCACCCAGCACTACGGCATTACCCCGAAGCCGGCCGATGTGGCCCAGGCGGTGGAATACGTGGCCAAGCAGCACCCATGGCATCCGGTGCGCGAATGGCTGCGAACACTGCGCTGGGACGGTGTGAAGCGCTTGCCTGGCTGGCTTGCACGCTGCTACAGCGTCGAGAGCAATGCCTACACCAAGCGGGTGGGCACGTGGTTCGTGATGGGCATGGTGGCCCGCGTGATGCGCCCGGGCGTGAAGTTCGACTACTGCCTCATCCTCGAAGGCACGCAGGGGCGCGGCAAATCGACCTCGCTCGCGGTGCTGGGCGGGCTCTGGTATTCCGACCAAGAGCTTGACCTGCGCAACAAGGACGCCATGGCCCTCCTGCCGGGGGTGTGGCTGCAGGAGTTTTCGGAGTTGGGCGCGCTGACCCGGCACGAGGCGCATCAGCAAAAGTCCTTCCTGTCGCGCACCGACGACCGCTTCCGGCCCACGTACGGCCGGCATGTCATGACCGTGCCACGGCAGACCGCGTTCAGCGGGTCGGTGAATGACTGGGAATGGAACAAAGACCCGACGGGTGGCCGGCGCTTCTGGCCGATCGAGGTGGGCAACATCGACATCACTTGGCTGCTGCAGGAGCGCGAGCAGCTATTCGCCGAGGCGCTGCACCGCTTTGATGCGGGCGAGCGGTTTCACCCGACGCAGCAAGAGCAGAAGGAAATCTTCGACCCCGAGCAGTTGAAGCGTGAGGCGCAGGATTCGCTTCAGGACGCGATCGGCGCATGGGTCGAGAAGCGGCCATCGAACATGGAGTTCAGCAAGGCCGAGGTGATGATGGACGGGCTGAAGATCGAGCCCGGGAAGATGACGCGCGACCTGGATACGCGCGTCGGTATCGCACTCAAGAAGCTGGGCTGCAAGCGCATAGAAAAGCGCACGAACGCGACCAGTCGCTATTGGTACCTACCCCCCGAGAAGACAACGAACGCGGCACCTGCGCCCGATCCTGCGGCTTCTGGCAGGGGTGTTACCACGTCGCCAGCCGCTGCGCTGCCGGCGCAGCAGTGGACGGGGGAGGACGACTATGTCGATTTCTGACCGCGCAATGCCAGAGGTTAGGAAGGTTGGGAGCAGGTTGGGAAGCATGAAACCCGCGTCATTACTGGATGTTCCTAACCTTCCCAACCTTCCTAACCTGTTTTCAAACTCCATGCGGGCGCGCGCGTACATGTGCATGCATGCAGGCGAGCGGGCGCACACACTCACGCGCTCGCGCGCGCATTACGGTTTAGAAACTAGGTTGGGAAGGTTGGGAAGGTTAGGAACCACCAGCAGCGGCAAGGGGTTTGAGCTTCCCAACATGTTCCCAACCTCCGTTTTCGTGAAGGAGGTTGGGAACATGGAAGGTCTTGTCATCCGTCTGCGGGCCTTGGTGCGCCGCGTGATCCCGATCCTGCGTGCCGATGGCTGGGATGAGGCCGACCTGCGCGCCATCAGCCCCGCCATCAAGGCCGCCGTTGCGTCACAGGACGAACCGCAGCTGCGCGGGTTGTGCGCATGGCTGTCGGGGAAACTGCCGGCGCATCACCCCGGGCAGGGTGCAGTGCCCGTGTTGTCGTTCGAGGCCGAGAAGCGCCTGGCCGATCTGTGGTGGAAGCGTGAGCAGGAGGGCAAGGCGTGATCCGCATCGATGTATCCGACAACATCAGAGAGGTGACACGCGGCCTCGACGACCTGGCGCGCAGGCAGGTTCCGTTCGCTACTGCTCAAGCGCTGACCGATACAGCAAAGGGCGTGCAGGCTGCGCTGCAGAAAGAAATCAAGAGCGTGTTCGATCGCCCCACGCCGTGGATTCAGCGCAGCCCGGTAATCGAACGCGCGACTAAAAGCAGCCTGACCGCCACTGTCGGCATCAGAGACAAAGGCGAGCGCGCAACGCCAGCCAAATATCTGAAAGAGCACTTCACTGGCGGGGCGCGTGGCAACAAGCCGATGGAAGTTGCGATGAGGTCAATGGGAATCCTCGCTCCGGGCTGGCTTGTGGTGCCATCAGAAGATGGCGTCAAGAAAGATGTCTTTGGCAACGTCAGTCCTGCCACCGTCAAACGCATCATTCGTGAGTTGCAGGGCGGCCGCAAGCGACAAGACAAAGGCGCCGCCTACAGGCTTTTCATTGTCCGCCCTGGGCAGTCAAGCCGCCGCGATCGCCATCTTGCGCCGGGGATATGGTCTGTGGCGCGTGTTGGTGATCAGTCCGTCATCAAGCCGGTTTTCTTCTTCGTGGCTCGAGCCACATATCGAAAGGTGATTGACCTTCCGCGCATCGCGGAAGAGGTCGTCAAGCGAGACTTTGCAGGCAACTTCAAGGCCGCGCTGGACGGTGCGCTGAGGACTTCGCGATGAGTGAAGAGCAAAAGGTTTGCACCAAGTGCGGCGTAGAAAAGACGCTGTCTGAGTTCCGCATGAAGAAACGCAGAACAGGCCTTTTCCCATCTTCAAAGTGCAAGGGCTGCACCCGCCAAGAGCAGCGCGAAGCATGGGTAAAGAGCGGAAAGCCGCGCTTGGGCTGGAGCAAGGTTCCATTCGATCAATGGACGCCGGAGATGCGTGAGGCGCACCGCAAGTCAAAAGAAAAGCAACGCCGGAAATCAGGGGCAAAAACGCGAGATGAAATAGCAGAAGAGAAGCGAAAGCGCCAGGAACTTAAAGAGGCCGAGCGCGCCCGCATAGCGGAGGAGCGCGCCGCGAAAAAAAAGATGCCGGCAGGTATGTCTGCCGCCGAGAGGTTTAGATGGCGCTATCGCAATGACCCCGAGTTCCGTGAGAAGCAAAAAACAAGAACGATCCAATCGAAGCGCCGCGTGCCGCTGTGGTACGCAAATCAGCAGCTAGGAGGCACGTCCGACAGACGTTACCCGACGCCGTTGTTGCTTGCGAAGCAGATGCAGTTACGAATTCGTCACCAACTGAAGGAGCAAGGCCATGAAGAACATTGAAGAACTCCGCAATAACCTGTCGTCCCTTTTCGACCAGATCAAGACCGGGGAAATGGATGTCAAAGCCGCAGCCGAGATGAACAACACCGCCGGCAAGATCATCAGCACGCTCAAGGTGCAACTCGACTATGCGGCACTGCGCAAGGAATCGCCGCAGATCGGCTATCTGGACGTGGATGACAAGTAATCGCGCAAAGCAGGGCAGGACGATAGAGCACCTTGGTCCTGATCAATCAGGGTCCTTCTGGGGCCTGTTAACCGAGGGTAAGCGCGACCTCGATCTTTCTCTAGTCACGGGTCTTTTGTAAGGGGGTTATGTGGTTGATCTTTCAGCACAATTCAAGCAGTCGGAGTTTGGCGAACTGGTTGGCGTATCGCAGCCGGCGGTGTCGGATCTGCTCGCCCGTGGCGTGCTGACCGAGGGGGAGAGTGGCGGCGTGTGGCTGAAGCAGTACTGCCGCCACCTGCGCGAGATCGCTGCTGGCCGAGCGACGAATGGCGACCTCGATCTGGCGACCGAGCGCGCCCGCCTGGCGAAGGAGCAGGCCGACAAGATCGCCATGCACAACGCGGTGACGCGCGGCGAACTGGCCCCGGTGGCGGCGATGGAAGCAGTGCTCGCCACGGTCGGTGCCAAGATCGGGAAGATCCTCGACACCATCCCCGGCCTTGTGCACCGCCGCGTGCCAGGCATTGGTGCTGACGTGATCGAGCACATCGCCGCCGACATCGCGAAGTGCCGTAACAAGGCGGCATCGATGTCGCTTGCCAGCCTCGAGGATGAAGACGAGGCCGAGCAGCAGGAGGACGCCGAGCGCCTCGAACAGGCCGAGCCCGCCGAGTTCTCCCCACGGGAAACCGAGGTCTGATGATGATCGGCAGCAAAAAAAGCCTGATTGAAGGTCCCTGCCCAGAGTGCGGAAGCAAGGAATGGAAAATTGGAAAGCTGATCGATTCGGGCGGGTCGGTGCGCTACCCGTGGTTTTGTGGGCTTTGCGGAGCACGGTCACAGCTTTACGTGAAGAAAAAGGAAGTGCTCGACAGCTTGGTGCCGCTTATAGCGGACCTCCGTCAGCACTCATGCGAGGTCTGCGGCAACTTTGGCGCACAGCTTCACCATTGGGCACCGCGCAGCATTTTTGAGGATGCGGAAGTATGGCCGAAAGGATATCTGTGCCAGCCGTGCCACTCCAGATGGCACTCAGTCATGGACAAGGCGAGAAAGCCATGACACACGATCACCGGTGTCACCGCTCAAATGCGGGATTTTCCCGTATTTACATCAGGAATCTCCCCGCATGAGCGACCTGTCGCAGATCCAGCTCGTGATGGCAGACGCTCGGACGCAGATCGAGCGAGCGCTCGCGCGGGGTCTGAAGGCATGGGGAAAGCCCGAGCCGCTGTCGCTCGAGGAATGGTCGCGCAAGCATTTCTACCTGTCGGCGGAATCCAGCTACGTCGAGAAGGAATGGACGCCGTGGCCGTTCCAGCGGGCGATCATGGCCTGCATGTCGAACGACGACATCTTCGAGGTCACGTTCAAGAAGTCGGCGCGGGTGGGCTACACCAAGATGCTGCTGGCCTTCCTGCTCTACAACGCGCACCACCGCCGCCGCAACCAGATCCTGTGGCAGCCGACCGACGAGGACCGCGACGAGTTCGTGAAGACCGAGCTCGAGCCGGCGCTGCGCGACGTGGATGTGATGCGCGACGTGCTGCCGAGCGTGCATTCGCGCAGCAAGGACAACACGCTGCAGGCCAAGAAGTTCGTCGGCTCGATTCTGCACACCAAGGGCGGCAAGGCCGCGAAGAACTACCGCCGCGTCTCCACCGACGTGGCTGTGTGGGACGAACTATCCGCCTTCGATAACGACATCGAGAAGGAGGGCGACCCTTTCACCATCGGGAGCAAGCGCGTGGAAGGCGCGACTTTCCCGAAGTGCATCGACGGCAGCACGCCAAAGCAGAAGGGCGTGTGTCTGATTGACGCCCGCTACACCGTCGCCGACGAGCGCATGACCTATCAGGTGCCATGCCCGCACTGCGGCGAACGTCACGCCATCACCTGGGGCGGCAAGGACGAGCCGCACGGCTTCAAGTGGGACCGCGAAACGCGCAGCCCGGAAAGCGTGCGCCACCTGTGTCCGCACTGCGGGGTGCTCATCAGCCAGGCCGAGTATCTGGCGGTCGAAGGGCAGGGCGTCTGGATCAACGAGGACGGCACGCTGTGGCTGCATTTCGACGGCAGCTTCACCCGGCCAGACGGCACGCCTGCAGAGGCGCCGCGCCACATCGCATTCCACATCTGGACCGCGTACAGCCCAGCGGTGCAATGGTCGCAGATCATGCGCGAGTTCTTCGCTGCGCTCGAGGCGATGGAGCGCGGCGACGACGCCAAGATGAAGGCATGGGTGAACACCACCAGGGGCGAGACCTGGGAAGGAGAGATCGAGCGCACCGATGCCGACGAGCTCAAGCAGCGCGCCGAGCCATTCAAGCTCAAGATCCTTCCGCGCGACTGCCTGCTCCTGCTGTGCGGCGGTGACACCCAAGGCAACCGCATCGAAGCGCAGGTGTGGGGGTACGGCATCGGCGGGCAGATGTGGACCATCGACCACCGCGTGTTCTTCGGCAATCCCGCGCAGGAAGAGGTGTGGGCTGAACTGGAAGAGTTCCTGTTCGGCGAGACTTACCAGCACGCCAGTGGCACAACGCAGCGCATCTACGCCACTGCCATCGACTCCGGCGGCCATCACGCAGATGCCGTCTATGCCTTCGCTCACAAGCACAAAGGCCGGCGCGTGCATGCCATCAAGGGCTCGTCGGGCGCCGAACGCTCGATCGAGAACGGCAACTCCAAGGTCAGCTTCAATTGGCGCGGCAAGCGTGAGAAGAGCGGCGCCACGCTGTGGCTGGTCGGCACGCACTTGGCCAAGGACCGCTTCGCCGCCCGCCTCGAGGTATCACAGCCCGGCCCCGGCTACGTGCATCTGTCGTCTGAGAACACCGATGAATGGTTCCGTCAGCTCGCCGCGGAAGACCGCGTCACTGTACGCAGCCAGTACGGCACGCAAACTCGCTGGGTGCCCAATCGCAAGCGCAACGAGGTCATCGACATGACCGCCTACACGATCTGGCTGGAAGAGCGGCTGGATCTGTGGGCGCCGAAGAAGCGCAAGTGGTGGGAAGAACTCGAGCAGCAGGTGCAGCCCGCGGTAGGCGATCTGTTCAGCCAGCCGGAGCAGGCCACAGCCCGCGTTTCCACCCCCACCCCACCCATCCAAGACACCCCGCGCGCCGCGCCTCCTCAGAAGCCCGTGGCACACAACGACGACGCGCTTTTCTCTCCCATCGCCCTCACGAGATAACACCATGACCACACCGATCAGCGATGACCCCATCGACATCATCGAGCAAGAGGCCGCCGCCGTTGCGCACTGCTTTGGCGTTCAGGCTGCGGGCGATCTGGCGGCGACGCTCATCGACCGGATTACACAACGCTTGGCCGGCCAGTACCTCTACTTCGCTCGCGAACGCGCCAGCGCCCGGCGTGCGCGGTGCGATGAGATCCGCGCGGCATTCACCGGCTGCAACTCGGCAGAGCTTGCGCGCCGGTTCGGCGTCTCTGTCCGCTACGTCCGAAAGATCGTGAATGGGTGATGGCGGAACAATTTAGTGAACAGTTCCCCTGAACTGTTCCGCCGCATCCCGGCAACCTCCGAGGGCATATGGATGCCCTCGAAACCCTCCCGCTTGAGACGCTGCAGCAGATGCTGGCCGAGGCCATCACGGCGCGGCATCGGCTCGTCACTCAGCCGACCAGCGCGTCGAGCAACAACCGCTCGATCACCTACGCGCAGCGGGTAGCAGACGCTGACCGGTACATCGCCCGGCTTCAGTCGGCGATCGACGCCAAGAGTGGTCGCTCGGTCGCAGGGCCGATCTACCTCACAGGGGGTCGATGATGGCAAAGCGCCGACCGCCGCGCAGCGTGCGCGCATCTGCGCCGCCTATGGCGATGGCCGCCACCACGCAGCACGCAGCCGCCGCTTACGACGACCTGTCGATGGCTGGATGGACGCCGTTCTCGGGCAGCGCAGACGCCGACCTGCTGCCGGAGCTTGGCACGCTCACCGCACGCTCGCGGGACATGAGCCGCAACAACGGGCTCGCCGCCGGCACGTTGCAGACCTACAAGGACAACATCGTCGGCAGCATCCTGCGGCTGTCGAGCAAGCCAGATTACCGGCTGCTCGGCTGGACGCCGGAACAGGCCCGAGACTGGGCCAACCTCACCGAGGCAAAGTTCCGCACCTGGGCTGACACGACGGATTGCGATGCCGCGGGAGAGCTGAACCTGCTCGGCCTGACGCTGCAAGCGCTTGGCGGCGCCATCATGAATGGCGATGCGCTGGCGCTGCCGCTCTGGCTGCCGCGCCCCGGAGAGCACTGGGCCACCCGCCTGATGATGGTCGAGTCCGATCGCCTCGACACGCCGCCTGAGTTCGTCCATCGCGCCGACATCCGATCCGGGATCGAGCGCGACCGCTACGGCGCGCCCGTCGCCTACTACATCGCGCGCGAGCACCCAGGTGACAGTTTCATCCTCAACGGGATGCCGATCTACACCAGGGCGCCCAAGTTCGACCGCATCCCGGCAAAGACGGCGTGGGGCCGGCGCCGTGTGATCCACCTGCACGACAAGGAGCGCACCGGGCAGTCTCGAGGCAAGCCCATCGTGACTGCCGTGATGCGCGAATTTCACATGGCCGGCAAGTACAGCAACACCGAGCTGCAGGCCGCCGTCGCCAACTCGCTCATCGCCGCGTTCCTGGAGTCGGACCTGTCGCCCGACGCCTCCGCGCAACTGTTCGGCGAAGAGCCGCGCAACGTGTGGAACGAGTCGGTACGCCAGGCGCGCGGCATCCGCGAACTCAAGGGCGCCGCAGTCATCCCGCTGCCTGCCGGCGCTCGGCTGTCGAGTTTCACCCCTGGCCGCCCGAACGCCGCGTTCGAAGCGTTCATGCTGGCTACCCTGCGGCACATCGCGGCAGGCCTCAACATTCCGTATGAGCTGCTGGTCAAGGACTTCTCGAAGACCAACTACAGCAGCGCCCGCGCCGCGCTGCTCGAGGCCTGGCGCTACTTCCATGGCCGCCGCCGCTGGCTCACCGACACCTGGCTGCGGCCGATCTTCGAGCTCTGGCTCGAAGAGGCGGTGAACGCCGGCGAGATCGAAGCGCCTGACTTCTACCGCAACCGCTACGCCTACACGCGCTGTCGCTTCATCTTTGCAGGCCGCGGTTGGGTCGATCCGGTGAAGGAAGCCAGCGCAGCCGTCATGCGTATGGAGGCCGGCCTCAGCACGCTCGAGATGGAGTGCGCGGAACAGGGGCTCGACTACGAAGAGGTGGCAGAGCAGCGCGCCGCAGAGAAGCGGCTGCTGGAATCGCTGGGGCTGCCCGGACTCACGATCGATCAGGTCACCGCGCTCAATGCCAGCACTCGGCAAGAGCGCGATGATGCGCCGGCAGGGGGAGAGCAATGACCGAGCCCGCCACCACCACCAGCGTGGCGGCCACTGCCGGCGGCATCATGATCGCCGGCCTTGCCACCGGGCTGCCAGCCGAGCTCATCTTCCCGGCCTTCGTCGGCGCGCTCTGGTCGCTCCGCACGGCGACCGAGGGCAGCGCCATCGCCCGCGTCACCCAGGTGCTCATCGGCACCCTGGCTGCTGCCTGGATGGCCATGCCTGTCACGCTGGCCGCCGCCAGCTTCGTCCCCGAGGCCGCATCCATCAGCGCGGACATCCTGCGCTACCCCGTCGCGTTCGCGCTCGGTTGGGGCGGTCTTTCGATCCTGCTCGACCGCATCGGCCGCTTGATGGGAGGCCCGCGATGATGACCCCCGCCGTGCTCGCCATCGTCACGCTCGAGCTGATCGCCGCCTGCGTCATCGCGCTGCAGGCCGTGCTGCACATCAACCGCATGTCACGCGACACGCGCCTGTGCGTGTTCGGCGGATGGGTGCTGCTCGGCGGATCGGCCGCGGCGGTTGTGGCGGGCGTGCTCGCCGGCAAGACGCACCCGGATTTCTACAGCGCGACCGTGATGCTCGGCGTGGCGCTGGTGCTGATCGCAGACCGGAGGCGCAGATGATCACGACTGCCGTCCTCCAAGAACTCGGCGCCTCGTGGCGTGATGCTGCGATGTACTGGGGCCCGCTCAATGCGACCGCCGAGCGCTACGAGATCAATACCCCGCGCCGTGTGGCGTGCTGGCTTGGCCAGCTTGGCCACGAGTCTCAGGGCTTCAAGCGGGTCGTCGAGAACCTCAACTATTCGGCGCAGCGGCTGCTCGTCGTGTTCCCAAAGTATTTCGACGCGCAGTCCGCAGAGGAGTACGCCCGCAACCCCGCCCGGATCGCGTCGCGCGTCTATGGCGGACGCATGGGCAACGGCAGCGAGGCCACGCGCGACGGCTGGCACTTCCGTGGCCGTGGGCTGATCCAGATCACCGGGCGAGAGAACTACGCCCGCTGCGGCGAAGCCCTGGGCGTGGATCTCACCCGTCGCCCCGATCTGCTCGAGCGGCCGATGTACGCCGCACTGTCCGCCGGCTGGTACTGGCACGAGCACAACCTGAACGCGCTCGCCGACCGTCTGGATATGCACGCGATTACCCGTCGTATCAACGGCGGCACCAACGGCGCACAGGATCGCGTCGAGCTGACTGCAAAGGCGCTTCGCGCGCTCGGAGGGCTGTGATGTGGTCAATCCCTATCTGCTTCTGGCCTGCGGCCTGGCTCTCGCTCTGGTGGGCGGGGGCGGCTACTACCACGGCCGCACGACTGCCGAGGATGCCTGCATTGCGCGAGCCGCCGAAGCTGCGCACGCCGCTGCTGAGTCTGCACGCCTCGACGCTGAAGCTGAATCCGCACGCCGGGCTGAAGAGTCCGCGCGGATGGCTGCAGCCGCGTCTGCATCTCGTGAAGCCCGGCTGCGAGGACAGTTGAATGCGCTCAAGTCTGCTCCCCGCCCTGATTGCCTGCTCCCTGCTGACCGGGTGCGCGACCTCAACGATGCCATACGAGCCGCGAATCAAGCTGCAACAGCCGAGCGAATGCCTGGTGCCATGCCCGGCGCTGCCGCTGCTTACTGAGCCCGACGAGCTGGCCGTGGCCATCTGGACCTATGACCTCATCGACGCGGCTGCGGAATGCAGACGCATGCACGAAACCTGCCGCAAGGCTCACAAGTAGGAGACCGCCATGGGCGCCCTGACGAACTACACCGAAGACGAAATCATCAAGCACCTCTTCCGCACCGGCAGCTTCACGAAGCCGTCCGGTCTGCATGTGGCCCTGTTCACCGCCGCGCCAGGCGAGGCCGGTGGAGGCACTGAGGTCTCGGGCGGCAGCTATGCCCGCGTGGCGTCCGCGCCCGGCGATGCCAACTGGAACGCCACTGCCGGTGGCAACGGTACGACCACGAACGCCGTTGCCGTGACCTTCCCTGCGCCGACCGCGAACTGGGGCAGCGTCACGCACTGGGGCATCTTCGACGCTGCCACGGGCGGCAATCTGCTGATCTACGCCGCGCTCTCGACCGCCAAGACGATCAACAGCGGTGACGCTGCGCCTGCGTTTGCCCCGGGCGCCCTGAGCTTCCAGATCGACGACTGATTATGCATAACTGCATCGACCACGCCTGCGATGTCGTGTGCAGCGATGCGCAGTACCTCGTGCTGCGCACGCCCACGCTGCCGTGGCGCCCGTACCCGCACACGATGGCCGCGCGCGAGATCGGTGCAGTCAGCAACCATCACCCAGCGGAAGGCAAAGCGAAGATCAACGCCGCGCTCGGCTACGTCGGCGTGACCGACACGCAGGACCACGACGCGCCGCGCGTCTGGACGCCGAACAAACTGATGCTGGCCGCGTGCGTTTTTGCTGCGGGCGTCGTGCTGTGGCGCATCAAGCGGCTGTGGAGGCGTCATGGCTAACCCGGTGCCGCTGACCTACACGTCGCCTGTACAGCGCGTCGGCGGCGGGCGCGACGTGTTCCCGAACGCGAGCCTCGATCTAATCGCGGCAGCACCGGAGGGCGGGTGGGCGAAATTATCCGCAGCGAGCTGGCAGACGATCTGGCTGCCTCCGGACGAGCGTGTCCTGTACGGCGGCGGCGCAGTGACCCCGATTAGCGTCATCTCGGCCTGGTCGTCCGTTGCGTGGGACAGCAAGCGAGGCCGCTTGTACCTGTGGGGCGGTGGCCACGCCAACTACAACGGCAACGAGTTCTATGTTTGGGATTCGAGAACCCGCCTGTGGTCTGTTGGCTATCACCCAACAGAAGTTGATACTGGCACATCTGGATACAGATATGTGCGTGGAGGGTCGCTTAATGCGCCTGCGTCGGCGCACACATACGACAGTCAGCTTTACCTTCCTATCTTGGACCGCTTCTGCACATTTGGCGGCGCCGAGATGCAGTCTGGCGCGCACTTTGCGTACCGCAACACGGAAACCGGACTGCAAGAGCGCGTTATCCCGTGCTTTACGGCGCAAGTAGAGCTTATCAACAAGGGGTTTGTCGGCGGACTGCCGGGTACAAACGTGCAGCGCAACAGCACGCTTGGGCAATACCGATACGGCGCCAGAGCATGGCAGGCTCGGGACTGGTATGCGCCTGGATCGCCGGTTTCAGCGCCGAACATGGGGACGCATACAGACGGGTCGACCGCGTACCGCGAAGAGGCCGGGAAGGACGTTGTGTATTTCGCGGGCGGCGCGGGCTACAACCTCTACCGCATTCAGTTCAACGACGACGACTGGCGGAACGATGAGGTCACGCAAGTCGGCGGGTATTGGAGCAGCCCTGCGGGCCAGCACACGGGAACCATCTTTGAGCCGCTTAATGCGTATGTCAGGACGGGCAGCGCAGCAAACGCTTTCGTCTACTGGAATCTCAGCACCCCCGGCGCGAAAAATTACGGGGTCAATGTCAGCACGGCCGGAATATCTGGCGACACAACAGACTTCGCCGCCGAGATTGATGCTGATCGTATCGGCATCGACTACGACCCCGTTCGTCAGTGCATCTATGCGTGGGCAGGAACTGGTGGGCGCGTCTGGAAGATCACTCCACCTGCAACACTGGGAGCAAGCGGGTGGGGCATCGAGCTTGTGTCAGACGACACCGCGCCCCGCCCAACAACGCGCGCTGAGGCACTGGCGTCGGGCGACTTCGCCGGTGCAGCGCTCGGCAAATGGAGGTACGCGCCTGATCTTGACTGCTTCGTCGCGCTCAACAGTAAATTTAATGCGGACGTGTGGGCGTGGAAGCCGCACGGCTGGATAGACCCGAGGGGCATCTGATGGCGCTCACGCTAAACACATCGCACCCACTGTATGCGAACCTGAAATTGCTGGTGTGCGTCGACGATGACGGGTCAGTAAAAGACCTTGTCACCCCATCAAGGACAGTCACGCTCGATACTGGCGTGACTGTCGGGAGCGGGACGTATGGGCGACACGTCAAGACGCTTAAAGGCCCAGACAATTTTACCCCGCGCCGTGTCTCATGGACCCCACTAGATGTTACGCGGACGGGTACGGCGTTCGTAGTCGTTAACGATATTACTGACCTTGTAGGGACAGAGCTTGGCAGGGTCGCTTTGTACGGATCAACAGCGGTAAAGAACAGTCTACTCATACCTGCCGCGTTGACAAGTAACACGCTCGTTGGGCGCTGCAACAACTCCGGGATAGTATCAAAGACTACGCCAGCGGTAGCAGGGTCGATTTTGTCGCAAGGGGCGCTTTCTCTTGCGACTGGGTTTGACGTGTCCGTTGGGGCGAAGGTCTGGAAGAATGGCGTTCTTGGCGTAACAGACGCTACGCTGGATACGACGACAGATCTCGGCGACGTTGCAGCAGCTGGCGGGCGCAGCACGCAGGGCGTTTTTGCAGCTGAGTTCGTTTGGATCGCAATCTTTGACCGCATTTTGACGGATGCGGAAGTCGCAGACCTGCACGGCTCTCTTGGCGCAAGCAATGCGTTCGCGCTTGTCAGTGCTGGTGTGCCGCCCTCCGGCACCGTCACGATTGGCACGATCACGCCGTCCTCGACCTCTGCATCGGTCCCCTACAGCTACAGCGGTAGTGACGCGACCGGCTTCGAGTACCGGCTCAACGGTGGCGCCGCGACCACCATCGGCGCATCACCCGCTACGATCTCGGGCCTGACTGCCGGCACACCGTACAGCATCGAGGTCCGGGCGATCAATTCCACCGGGCCGGGCGCGTGGAGCGCGGTGGCGAACTTCACGACAGAGGCCGAGGGTCCGGGCAACCTGCCGCCCAGCTTCGACGGCCCGAGCATCGCGGCTATCAGCGCCACTGAAGGTGTCGCGCTCTCCGCGCTGGATGTGTCCTCGCGCTTCTCGGATGCCGAGTCTGCGCTGACGTTCTCGGCGGTCGGCTCGTGGCCTGCTGGCGTCACAGTGTCGAGCGCGGGCGTCATCAGCGGTACACCGACCACGGCGGGTACGTACTCCGGGCTGCAAGTGCGGGCGACGGATGCCGGGGCGCTGACGGCGGACTCCAACACGTTCTCGATCACGGTCGCTGCGGCTGCGCTGCCGAGCACGATCACTGTCACCGAGCCGCTGAAGAACAACACCGGCACGTTGCTGGCAAACGTCAGCGGCGTCCGCGTGGCCGTTCTCGAAGCTGCAACGCTGGCTGGCGTGTTCGAGACATCTGGCCTCACGACCAGCGCGAGCGGCCTGCTTGCTGCGATCACTGACGCCTCGATCACGACCGGGCAGCAGTACCACGTTGTGATCAAACTCGCTGACGGCAGCGTCGGCATCACCGGGCCGATCACCGCATCATGAGCGTCCGCGTTGATTCCTCTTCGCTGATCACAGGGGCCGTCGTTGTCGGCGTCCCCGGCCTAGGCGTGCTCGCAGAGCAGGTGCCGACAACCGGGGAGCACGGCGGAGGCATAGCGGCAACGTGGCTTGGACCAGGGGACGCCGGCAAAGAGGTCCGCGTGTTCGTCACGAGCTGGCCGGCGGCTGGCTCGCTGTTCGTGTACGAGGACACGTCGTTCGATTACGACGGCCCGAGTACGGCATTCGAGACCCAGCTTTACCTCGACGGCGTAGCAGTCGGCACGCCCCAGCCGGTCACGATCACTGTCGGCGGCGAATCGGCAGACCTCTCCGGCGCTGCCGTCTCCATCTCCACCGCCACCGGCACGCTCACCACCTCCATCCAGCTCGCCGGCTCTGCTGCATCGCTCTCGACTGCAGACGGAAACCTCAGCGCACAGATCACGCTCTCCGGCGCGGCGCTCGCCCAGGCTGCAGCCACGGCCGCGCTCACGGCTGGCGCTGCCGACCTGACTGGCGACGCGCATGCAACGGCTGCGGCGATCGGCGCGCTCACGACACAGATCCGGCTATCGGGCGCTGCCGTGGCGCAGGCGCTGGCCGGCGCTGACCTGACAACCGAGTCCGACGGCCTCTCTGGTAGCGCGCAAGCCAGCGCGACCGCTATGGGTCTGCTTGGAACCGGAATTCCGCTTGTGGGCGAGGCCACCGCAACTGCATCTGCAGCCGGCGCGATCGGCGTCCCGATCATGCTCTCGGGCGCCGCGGCTGCGGTGTCGAGTGCAACGGGCGAGCTGACGATCGCGCTCGCGCTCGAAGGCCACTCCCTGGCCTCCGCGCTGGCATCCGGCTCACTCACGACCCAGATACGCCTCAGCGGCGCCGCGCTGGGCCGCGCAGCAGCGTCGGGGGCGCTCGCAGGCACGCAGATCGAAACGCCGGCCCGTCGCATCTATCGCGTCCGCTATCCAGCCAGAATCATGAGAGTCACGACATGACGACCCGCTCCGCTTTCATCATCCGCCAAGACGGCACGCCGGCCGTCTATCAGGGTGCCGCCGACGCCCTCGACTACGGCCTCGACCACGCTGACCTGCTCGACGGCGGCGACACGATCATCTCGAGCACCTGGAGCGCGACCGACGCGCTCACGATCAACGCGCCCACTGTCACGGGCTCGGTCGTCTCCGTGCTCATCGGCGGCACGGGCGGGAGTGTGACTAACACGGTCGAGACGGCAGCAGGGCGGCGCAAGAGCGTGAGCTTTTGCGTGCTGCCGGTGGCGGTGGCGAGTTGCAGCTAAAGCGGAACAATTTAGTGAACAGTTCCCCTGAACTGTTCCGCGCGAGCCCGGCAATCTGGCCGGCATGCGCAACCTTGCACACCTTGCCGGCCGCCTCTACAACACGCCGCTGCTGATCCACCCGGACAAAGCAGAGGTCATCGAGCGCGTCTTTGCCGCCAAGCTCGGCGCAGATCTTGCGCTGCCGCTCTCGGCAGACATCGAGAAGCCAACCCCCGAGGCCGTCGCCTACGCCGCCCCGCGCTACGCCGATAAGCCCTACATCGTCACCGAAGGGCAGGTCGCCGTTATCCCGGTCATGGGCTCGCTGGTGCAGCGTGCGGGCGGACTCGACGCCATGTCGGGCCTCACTGGATACAACCGCATCGAGCGTCTGTTCCGCCAGGCGCAGGCCGACCGCGATGTGCGCGGCGTGCTGCTCGAGATGGATAGCCCTGGCGGCGAAGGATCGGGCCTCTTCGACCTTGCCGACCTGCTCGCCCGCGCCGAAAAGCCCACATGGGCAGCAGTTAATGAGATGGCATATTCCGCAGGCTACGCCATCGCTGTCGCAACGCAGCGCATCGCCGTGACCCGCACCGCGGGCGTTGGCTCTGTCGGCGTCATCGCGCTGCATATGGACCAGTCCGAGCGCGACGCGAAAGAGGGTCGCCGCTACACCGCAATCTACGCCGGCGCGCGCAAGAACGACTTTTCCAGCCATGAGCCGCTTTCCTCCGATGCCCGCTCTGTACTTCAGGCGAGCATCGACCGCATGTATGCGCTCTTTGTCGATCACGTCGCCGCGGCCCGCAAGTTGAGTGCGGACGCGGTGCGCGCCACCGAAGCCGGCCTGTTCGATGGGCATCTTGCGGTGGACGTTGGTTTTGCCGACGCCGTGCAGCCCTTCAACGACACGCTTCAGGAACTGGAACAGCACGTCGCCGGCACCCGCATGAGTTTTTCCACCCAGGGCATTGCTGCCCGCCACTCAGGAGCCCATTCAAAAATGAATGAGAGCCAGAACCCCGCGGCGGGGGGCGAAACCGCCAACACCGGCTTCTCGCAAGCCGATCTCGACCGCGCCCGAGCGGAAGGCCACGCCGCAGGCATCAAGGCCGGCACGGAGTCCGAGCGCGCCCGCATTACCGGCATCTACGGCCACGCCGAAGCCGACGGCCGCCGTGCCATGGCCGACAAGTGCGTCGGCATGGGCTTGAGCGTCGAGCAGGCCGGCGAGCTGCTGGCCGCTGCGCCCAAGGAGGCTGCACCGCAGGCTGCTGCAAACCCGTTCGCCGCCGCCATGTCGGCGATCGGCAACCCGGCAACCTCCGGGGTGGAGGCCGCCGTCTCCGACAAGCCCGACGAGGCCGCGCTTGCCGCGCAAGTCCTCGCCGCGTTCCGCCAGTAATCAGGAGCCACAACCATGAGCAAAGCAGAATTCCGCACCGAGGGCACCTACGCCCCGGACAAGCTGATTGCCGGCAACGCGCATCTGCTCGTTGGCCGCAAGGTCACAATCATCAGCGGCCAGAACCTCACGCGCGGTGCCGTGCTGGGCAAGATCACTGCCAGCGGCAAGTACAACCTCAGCCTTTCCGCAGCCGCCGACGGCAGCCAAACGCCGGACCTCATCCTGGCCGAGAACTGCGACGCCACCTCTGGCGACAAGGTGGCGCTGGCCTACGCTCGCGGCGATTTCAACGCCAACGCGCTCACGCTCGGCACTGCCCACACCGTGGCCAGCATCACCGAAGGTCTGCGCGCCAAGGGCATCACCCTCATCCCGGCCGTGGCCGCCTGACAGGAGTAAAACAGCATGGACATTTTCACCACTGGCGTCCTGCAGCGCGTTGTTGCCGAGCTGCCGGCCCCGGCCCCGTTCATCCTCAACTCGTTCTTCCGCACCGAACAGCGCGAGACGACCGAGGAAATCCACTTCGACGTCGATACCGGCAAACGCCGCCTGGCGCCGTTCGTCTCGCCGATTGTCGCCGGTCAAGTCGTCGAATCGCGCGGCTTCAAGACCAGCACCTTCAAGCCGGCCTACATCAAGGACAAGCGCGTCTTCGACAGCAGCCGCCCCTTCAAGCGCGCCATGGGCGAGCGCATCGGCGGCGAGCTTGATCCCGGTGTCCGCCTGCAAGCGATGCTGGCCTTCGATCTGCAAGACCAGCTCGACATGCTCACCCGCCGCATGGAAGTGATGGCCGTCGAGGCGCTGCGCACCGGCAAGGTGACCGTCGAGGGCGACATGTACCCCACCGTCGAGGTTAATTTCGGCCGTGATGTAACCCTGACCAAGGCGCTGACCACGACCGCACGATGGGGTGAGTCGGGCGTCAAGCCGCTTTCCGACCTGCAAACATGGTCGATGCTGGTCACCGAGAAGTCTGGCGCCACGGCCAACACCGTCGTGATGGACATCGAGGCGTGGAAGCTTTTTGCCGCCGACACGGACGTGCAGAAGCTGCTCGACCGCTTCCGCGGCGCCGACCAGCTCAACCCCACCGTCACCGGCGAGGGTGGTCGCTACATGGGCAACATCGGCGACTTCGACATCTGGGTCTACGCCGGCTGGTATGTTCACCCGACCACGGGCGCCATGACGCCCTACCTGCCGTCGCACACCGTCATCGTCACCGGCCCGGACCTCGAAGGCACCCGCGCCTTCGGCGCCATTCGCGACGAAGAGGCCGGCTTCCAGGCGCTGCCGTACTTCGCAAAGTCATGGGTCGAGAAAGACCCTGCCGTGCGCTACCTGCTCATGCAGAGCGCGCCGCTGACGGTGCCGTACCGCGTCAATGCCTCGCTCTGCGCGACCGTCCGCTGATCGGAGGGGTGACATGAAGCTAATCGCCAAAGTCACCCTCGTCACCCGCGCTGGCGAGATCCAGCCGGGTGACGAGATTGAGATCAAGGACAAGGCCGAAGCCGCTCGTCTGATCGAGCGCGGCTTTGCCGAAGCGCCTGCGGTCAAGGCCGAAGCCGCTGAAGAGGGCGGCTCAGGCGACGGCGGAGAGGGCTGACCATGGATCTCGCCCCGTTCGCCGCCATCGAGAAAGAGCTTGCCGATGTCACGTCGGCGATGCTCTCCAATGTCGTCGTCGTGCCCGAGGTGGGCCGGCCGTTCGGGGCCGAGTTTGATCTGTCAGACATCGACCCGCTTGCCCCGCCAAGCATCGCCGGAGATGCGCAGATCGTTTATCCGGCGGGCTGCGCAGACCTCCAGCCCGGCGACACGGTATGGATCAACGAAAAGCCATACCGTGTCGCCTCAGACCCCATGCGCGATGGCCCCATGCTGACTACGCAACTGCGCGAGGCGTCCTGATGTTCGCGCTCGAAAGTCCGATCATCGCCAGGCTTCAAGCGGACCCCGCCCTGTCAGGTTGGCAGGTCCGCAGCAGCGCGGCAGAAGCCTCCCGGAGGCCTTTGCCGGCGGTGGAGGTGCAGTGCGAAGGCGCCGACATCACAGACGCCCGTAACACCGCCGTGGCAGTTGGGGTCGCCTGGGGGGTGCATCTCATCGCGCAGTACAGCACGACCGTCATGGTCGAACTGGATACGGCCTTCGCCGCAGTGGTCGCAAGTCTGCACAACTGGTCGCCCGGAATCCACGGCGGTCGCGCCTGGCAGCGCCTGCAATTGCAGCAAGTGCAGCGCGAAACAAGCGACCAGGGCCTGGTGGCCTACAGCCTCACCTTCAAGACATCCGCCCGCTATGACGGGCAACCGTAACAACAGGAGCCCGTCATGGCACTGATCCATACCACCAACGAGTACCAGATCCCGCGCGGTCGTCTGTACTGGGACCCGCGTAACGCCCTCGATCAGCTCACGGGCGAAGAAGAGTTCGGGAACTGCCCGAGCTTCAACATCGCGATTGAGACCGAGAAGCTCGAACACTTTTCGAGCCAGACCGGCCTGCGCGAGAAGGATGACTCCCGAGTCGTTCAGGTTAACCGCACGGCTACCGTCACGTGCGACAACGTGTCGTTTGAGAACCTCGCCAAGTACCTGTCCGGGCAGGTCGAAACCGTCACGCAGACTGCAGACGCCGTCACCGCCGCAACGCTCACCGTCATCCCCGGGCGCATCTATCAACTCGGCCGTACCGATACCAACCCTGCAGGCGACCGTAACATCAGCAGCCCCGTCGTTACCAACAGCGACGCTACTACCACCTATGTGGCTGGCGAAGACTACGAAGTGGATCTGGTCAAAGGCCGACTGCAGATCCGCGCAGATGGCGACATCGTGGCGGGTGACATCAAGGTCAGCTACAGCAAGGCCGCAAAAAGCTGGAAGCGCATCAAGACCGGCCAAGCCTCCGAGCTGCGTGGCGCCATCCGGGTCGTCTCCGACAACGCCGGCGCCACCAACCGCGACTACTACATGCCGCTGTGCATCCTCAAGCCCGCCGGCGAGCTGCCCGTCATCGCTGAAGAAGCCGAGTACGTGACCATGGAATTCGAGCTCGAGGTGCTGACTCCGGCCAACGGCTCCGCCATCTACCTCGACGACGCCCCGGTCGCCGAGTAACCCGGTCGCCAGACCAGGGCGCCCTGCAGGACAGGGCGTTCGAGCCTGCCGACCTCAAAGCACCGGGCGCCCGCCCGCGTGCTTCTGTTCCGAGCGCATTCGTAAATGGCCCGTAACCCCGTCACCCGGATCATCATCACCGCCAAGGACGAGGCCTCGGCGGTGTTCTCCGGCCTGCGCGCCCATGCCGGCAAGATCGCCACCGCCATCGCCGGCTACTTCGGCGCCAAGCTGTTCGGCGATATTGTGGGTTCCGCCCGCGACTTCGAGTCCGCCATGTCGGCGGTACAGGCGGCCTCGGGCGCGTCGGGTGCAGAGCTCACCAAGTTGCGCGCGGCGGCCGAAGAGGCTGGTGCGACCACCAAGTACACCAGCGTCGAAGCGGCCAACGCGCTCGAGAACCTCGCCAAGTCGGGCCTGTCAGCCTCGCAGGCGGTCGAAGCCCTGCCGGCGGTACTCAACCTCGCCAGCGCCGGCGGGGTAGAACTGGGCACCGCCGCCGAATTCATCACAAAGGCCGTCAACGGCATGGGGCTGTCGTTTGGCGAGGCGGGCAGGGTGGCCGACGTTCTGGCTATGGGCGCCAATGCGTCCAACACCAGCGTCACCGGCCTTGCGCAAGCGCTGTCCTATGCCGCTCCGCTGGCCAACAGCCTTGGCCTTTCGCTCGAGCAGACCGTTGCGATCATCGGCAAGTTCGCCGACGCCGGCATCGACGCCGGTCGCGCCGGCACCGCGCTCAACAGCATCCTGGCGCAGTTCAGCGACCCGGCCAGCAAGTTCCGCCGCGCGCTGGCCGACGCCGGTATCACGACCAGCGACTTCGACCAGGCGCTGCGGCAACTGGCCGCCGCTGGTCCCGCGGGCCAGAAGGCCATCAACGCCGTTGGGCAAGAGGCAGGCCCCGCGCTGCGGGCGCTGCTCAACCAAGGCATTGGTTCGCTCGACAGCCTCAAGGCCAAATTGGACGAATCCGCAGGCAGCGCTGCCACCTTCGCCAAGGTGATGAGCGACAACCTCGACGGCGCCGCCAAGGGCTTCGGCAGCGCCTGGGATGCGCTGCTCATCAAGGTCGGCACGCCAGTCCTCGACACGCTCAAGAATCAGATCAACGCTGTTTCGGAGCGCCTGCGCGCCTTCGTTACCGACGGTACTGCCACCGCTTTCGGTAACGCCATCAAGACAGCCTTCGAGGCTGCCGGACGGTGGGTGCAGGAGTTTGTCAGCAAGGTCGACTTCAAGGAGGTCTCGGCCAATCTGCAATCGTTCGCCTCGCGTGCGATCGAGATCTTCGATGCGATCGGGGCACGGGCCTCTGCCTCCAGCCAGCGTATCCAAACCGCTTACGGCGTGATGTCTGCGGGCATCAATACGGTGCTCGTGGCTATCTATAAGCTTGGGCAGGGCATGTCGTGGCTCACATCTGCATTCCTCAGTGATCTATCAACCATCACGCAGGGCCTCGCCAAGATAACTTTTGGGGATATCTCCGCAGGGTTCGCTCAAGCTTCCGCCAGCATGCGCGAACAGGCACAAGCGGCCTACAGCGTATTCGAAGCATTTGGTCAGAAGGCGAGCGAGGCCTTTGATGCGGCGGCAGAAGGGGCGGAATTGGCCCGCGAAGGCTTCTCGGGTTTGACGACGACTGCCGTTGAGACGACTGCCGCCACGACGGCAGTCCTGCAGGAGGTCGAGCAGCAGGCCGGACTCACCGCCGAACAGGTCGCAGCGCTGGGTGATGGCGCCGTTGTGATGGGCGGCAAGGTGCTCGAGGCCGGCAACCAGGCAGCCGTCGCCGCCGGCAACGTACAAACGCTGGCCACTGCTGCCGGTCAAGCCGCTACGGGAGTAGCCAGCCTCGAGGCGAACGCTGAACAGGTCGCTAGCGCTTTCGAACGCCTGGGGGTCACCAGCACGGAAGAACTGCAGCGCATTGCCAAGAACGCCAAGCGCGACTTCGAAATCATCCGCAACAGCGGCACCGCCAGCACAGAAGATATCCGCCGCGCCTTTGTGGCTTACGCGGAAAAAGCTATCACGGCGAACAATGGTGTTGCCGATGCCACGATTCGAGCGCAGGCGCAGATGTATCGACTCAAGCTCGGTGCCGACGATGCGGGTCGTTCAATCTTCACCGCAATGGGCGACGCAAGGGACGCGACGGATCGTCTCGCCGACAGCGCTGAAGACGCAACGGCAAAGTACATCATTCTCGGGCAGACGATCGAAAACCTGCCATCACCACCTCCGCCGCCCCCGCCCGGTGGAACGCCACCCCCCGGAGCGCCGCCCGGCGCCCCTCCGGGGAAAGCGTCGTCCTACCGGTTGATGAGTTCGGGCGAATACGAGCTGCTGGCACGTGCCGAGCAACTCGGCGGACTTGCCTTGCGAAAGAAATACAAGGCGGATCTCAAATCAATCGGCAAGGCAGCCGCACCGGGCGGCGTGGGGTTGGCGGGCATCAATCCACGCTACATGGAAGCGGTGCGCAAGCTCTCCGATCGCCTCGACGCGGTGCAGATAAAGCAAGAGCGCGACTCAGGCCGCTACGAGACCAATAAGCCGCGCGTTGTCGACCAGCAGCCCCGCGAGCAGGTCACCACTTACCGAGTGCAGATCGGCACCGGATCTGGCCGCACCCAGCAAATCAACACAGCCAGCCGTCAAGACGCCGACGCGCTGGTCGAGCTGCTGCGTCAGCTCGAAGCCGACATGTCGAGATCCTGATCCATGAGCACTCATACCCTAGATGGGCTATCGCTCCCCGCCGGGATGATCTGGCAAGACGAGTTCGACTGGTCACCAGCCATCTCGTCCCTGGAGTACAGCCTCACTGGAGCGCTGGTCATCGATGGTGGCACCCGCCAGTCGGGGCGCCCCATCACTTTGGCCGCGTCTGACGACCGAGGCTGGTCTGGAATGACCCGCGACAAGCTCCTCGCCCTGCGCTCAAAGGCCGCTGTTGCCGGCGCCACCTACGCGCTGCAACTCGCGGATGGCCGCATCTTCAACGTCGCATTCCGCCCTGGCGAAGAGCCGATCACCGCCCGTCAGGTGTGGGACCGCGAAGTTCCGCCCGCCGACTGGCCCTACATCGTCACGCTACGCCTCATCGAGATCTGACTATGCCCATCCAAGAGCAAAACATCGTCTTCGTCGAATCGCAGGTCATGGACGACGTGCCCGAGGGCGGCGGCGCCGCCACCGGCCGCGTCATCGAGGACGGCCGCATGAACAACGTGTTCGAAGACATCTCGGACCTCGACCGCGCCTACGGCCGGTTCAATCTGCGCAAGATTTTCCTCGCCGTGCGCACGCTCTCCACCGACCTCTACGGCGGGGCCAAAACCGTCATCACCGCGTTGCCGCAGGACGACGCGCTCGGCTACGCGCTTTTCGCGCAGCAAGACCCCTTCGACACGCGCGAGCAGGCCGCGAACCGCGTGGCCGCCTACCTCTACAAAGGGCCGCTGTGGGGCGGCTATCTTTACGAGAACCACATCGCCGGGATGCGGGCGATCAGCCTCATCCAGCGTGTCGGCACCGAACTTCCGCCCATCGGGAAGACGCTGTGCCTGGTCCAGAATGAGGGCCAGCCGACCGAGAAAGAGCAGTACGTGCGGGTCACAAAGGTCAGCGTGGCAGAGCGCACATTCGGATGGGCCACCGGCAGCACGATTACCGAGTTCGGCCGATGGGTGGTCACGCTCGAATTGTCGGACGCGCTGCGGCATGACTTCACCGGGCACCAGGCTACCGCCATTGAGGCGACGATCGACTACAGCGGCAAGACGCGCATTCGGGATACGTTCGTGGCCGACGCTGCCCGCTATTACGGCGCGCAGCGCCTCGCTACGTCGTCCGCCATCGGCGACCTCACCGTGCGTGCGCAGAGCATGTTTGCCAAACTCGTGCCAAGTGCACAGACCGAAACCCCGCTCGTCAGCCAGCCGATGAACCCGAACATCGTGGCGACCTACTCGGCGGGGGATCGCACCGTCGAAGTGGCGCAGCAGGCCCACACCCGCGCCCTGCAAGTCACCGCGGAAAACCGCCGGCTCAACTGGATCGAGACGCTGCTGCCGATCCCCACCCCGGGCGCCCTCACGGTGTCCTTCCGCTCACAGGGCAACTGGTACGTGCTCAAAGACGACGGCGCCGGAAGCCTCGCCGCGTCCGACGCCAGCATCGGCGCCGGAACGGTCAACTACATCACCGGCTCGGTGGCGGTCACGCTCGGGGCGCTGCCCGACACGGGCAGTCAGATTATGTACGCTTGGGCCTCACCGGTGCACTACGCGGTCAAGGCCGGCAGCACAGCCGCCGCCCTGCCGACGAGCGAGCTGCGATTTACCACCGCGCACGCCCCGGTCGTCCCCGGGTCGGTGTCCATTGCGTACAGCATCGGCGGCGTCGCAAAGACGGCCGCTGACGCTGCAGGCACCATCAGCGGGGATGGAATCGCCAACGGCACGATCAACTACGCCACGGGCGAGGTCCGCCTCACGCTCGATGGGGTGCCGACGTTCGGCGCCGCGACCACGATCAGCTATACCTGGCGCGAGGGGGACGTGTCTGTATCTGACGGCGCCGCCACCATTTCCGGCAATCAGTTCGTACTCCCCGGCGCGGCACCTTTCCGAAACGGCGGCAGCATGGTTCTGTCTGCCGCGACACAATACGGCGTGATCCAGGCGCAAGCCTACATAACCTCGGACGGCACCGTTCGTGTCCGCGCAGGGCGGGCCGATGTCTTGAATTTCTACATCAAGTGGGTCGACCAGCCCGTCGGTACATTCAACGCCTCCACGGGGCTGGTCACGCTCACCGGCACGCCTGACGGGCAGGGGCGTGCATCCATTGCTGTCGGGGTTGGAAGCTGGGGGTATCTGACCTTTCAGTTCATCCCAAGAAACGAGCTTGCCGGGGTTACTGGGGTCAGCAACATCACCGTGGAGTTCGACACCGCCACCTATGATCCCAACGCGGTTGTCAGCGAGTCTGTGCCAGTCACAACCGAGGGGATTCGTCTGGACCTGCTCGGCACGGCCGAAGGCGGCATCGTCCCCAATTCCGTGCGGTTCACGTGGGCGGGCAAGGTCTACGAGGACCGCAACGGTACGCTCTACACCGACATCGACCCCACCACCGGCTCAGGTACGCCGGCGGGCAGCATCAACTACGTCGAAGGCGTGGCGGCTGTGACGCTGTGGGGCAACGGCGCCGCATCGCCAGCCGTCTCCGCCTGCCTGGTGCGCTACGGCCAATGGTCGGCCATCGACGCCAGCTTCCGCGCAACGCTATCCCCCATCAAGCCCGAGGCCCTTTCCATCACGGCGAACCTGCTCGACGGCACGACCATCGCCGGCAGCGCAAACGCCGACGGTGACATCGTCGGGCCGCAGATGCGGGGCGAAGTGAACTATGAAATGGGCACGGCCCGGATCGAGTTCGGCGCCGACAACGCAGGCACGTGGGAGCCGGTCGAAGTCCTGCCCGAAACCATCCGCTACAACGCGGTCGCGTACAGCTACCTGCCGCTCGATGCGGACATCCTCGGCATCGACCCGGTGCGCCTGCCCAGCGACGGCCGGGTGCCTATCTACCGCGCGGGCGATGTCGTCATGGTCATGCATGCCGCCGAGACTGCGCCGGCCACCGTCGGTAACGGCGACACCATCGCCTGCGGCCGTGGCCGGATCGCGTGGATTCGGGTCATCGACGCCACGGGCAAGACGATCCGCGACGGCTTCACGCTGGATCGCGCGACCGGGTTGGTGACGTTCACCGATATCTCGGGGATGGTCATGCCCGTGATAGTGCGCCATACCGTCGGCGACTTGCGCCAGATCACCGACGCGCAGATCACCGGGCAACTCACGCTCGCGCGCCCGCTCACCCACAACTACCCGGCCGGCGAATCCATCGTCGCATCCTGCCTCATCCACGGCGACCGCCGTGCCCGGGTGAGCGCGGTGTGGGATCAGGCGACCTGGAACGGCACCTGGAGCGATTCGCTCGTGGGCAGCGAGGCCACGGCCACGCTTGATGTGATCGCGCACCCCATCGAAGTCACCAACGAAGGTGCCGAAACGGAACGCTGGCTGCTGCGTTGGGTGAACACCACCAACGTCGAGTTGATCGGGCAGCGGCGCGGCCTCGTCTATTCCGGCCCCTTCACGGCGGACATCGCCCCGATCAACCCGCGCACCCGCAACCCCGACGGAACCGGCGGCGCCCCATACCTGCGCATTCCGCTCGCCGCCAATGGCGGTGGCTGGAGTGCCGGCAACGTGGTGCGCATCAACACTGTCGGCGCACTGGCCGACATCTGGATCGCGCGCAGCATCCAGCAATCCGATGAACCCCTCGGCGATGGCGAAGACGGCGTGGAACTGTACGCCCTCGGCAACATCGACCGGCCGTAATCGAGGACAACTAGATGACGACGAAAGCAGATACCAGCGTCAAGTGGTTTCATAGCGGGATGGCGGATGCGCCCGTGCTGAGTGGGCAAGCCGGAAAATTGATCGAACTCCTCGATGCGTGCCTCATCAACGGGTTTAGCGTGCGCACCCCGGACAGCATCGTGGTTGCGGATGGGGTGGCGACGGTTTCGATCAGCGCCGGTAGCCCCTACGAAAAGCACGCAGTTGTGGTGATCAGTGGGGCGAGCAACGCCGCTTTGAACGGGGAGTGGCGCATTGCGACCTCGGCGGCTTCGTCTTTTACGTTCGCCTGTCCGGGTGTCGCGGATGGTGCGGTAACGGGGGCTTCCGTTAAGCGAGCCGGGGCGGGCTGGGGCAAGCCTTTCAGTGACATCAATAAAGCGGCCTACCAATCACTCGATCCGACCAGCACTCAGCTTTACCTGCGAGTAGACGACACCGCCGCGCAGGACGCGTTGGTGCGTGGATATGAGCAGATGACTGGCATCGACGCGATGACCGGGCCATTCCCGACCGTTGCACAGTACGCGCTATCCTCGCTCATCTGGCGCAAGAGCAACGCGGCAAGTGCCGCAGCTCGCCCGTGGGTGATCGTGGCTGATGGTAGCTTCATGCACGTCGTGCTGGCATTCACAAACGCCACTTTTGGCGCCAATCACATGTTTGGGGACATCGTTACGGTCTTGCCGTCAGATAGGTATCACTGCTTGATGGTTGGACATGGCAATGCCACACCGTCTAGTCCGGGCACGGGGCACGTAGGTGTCTCCAATGGGACTGCATGGCCGCGCCAATTAGCACGGGCAGCCTCTCAGACAGGAGAGCCACTCTCTGTGGCCGCGTTCGGCAGCGCCCCAGGCAACTATTGGGGAGGGTACACTTTAGCCACTCCCCCCGGGGTGGGCGGAGAAACGCACGTCGGCTCCTTTGTATACGTCCAAGATGGCACACAGAACGCATCCCCCGTTCGAGGGACATTACCCGGCGTGCGCTCTGCGCTACAGAGCCTGCCGTTTTCGCACTTGCAGTGTGTGGATACCCCGTCTGGTGGGGCGATACTAGCAATCTCAGCGACTGTAGGCAGTAACGGCCCCAACACAGAAGCCCGCATGCTTGTCGACATCACTGGCCCCTGGCGATGAGCACGTTTTTTGCACTTTTGCCGTTTAGTGTCCAGAACGTCGCGTTGCATGGGCGCCTTTACGGCACGACAAAAGAAGCTGGAACCCCAGACGCCCCCGTTCGTCGTCGTGTTCAAGTCATCGAAGCAGTAAGCAACGCTCACGGGCACATCTTTCCGAACAGCAATTCATCTGTGACATGGGCATGGGCTGACGATGCCGGCAATTGGGAAGTCCGCAACCTCGACCCCAACCTCAAATACCACGTCATAGCCTATGACCACACCGGGCAATACGACCCGGTGATCAAGATGAACCTCATCCCTACGGTGGACTGAAATGCAACTCTCCGAAGCCCACATCACGGCGCGAACCTCCGCTGCGCGCCTGCCTGCGCTGCAGGCCAGCTTCGACCTTCTGGACAGCGGGGTGGGCCAGGCACGCATCGACATCCGCGACGCGCTGGACGCCGTGCTCGTCTCCATCCCCATCGCCGATGGCGTCGGCACCATCGACAGCGAGCTTTTCCAGATCGCACTGACCGTGCCCATCGAGGCGCAGATCACCACGAGCGGCGATGCCGACCACGCGGTGATCTACGACAACACGGGCGCGGTGTGGGCGGATTCCGTCACGGTGTCGGACGACGCGCCAGAGGCGACAGGCGAAATCCGACTCGCCACGACTGCACTGCAAGCCGGTGCGTTCTGCCGCCTGACGAGCGCGGTCTTCCAGGGGTGACGGCGTGACGGTCGACCTGCGCTTTTGGCGACAAGTCACACCCTCGCCGGGTGCGGTCGACCTGCGGTTCGGCGACGGCCCTCCGCCCGCGGCAAACGAAGTCCTCGGCGCACTGGCTGCCGGCATCCCCGCGGTGGCAATGCCTGCGTTGTCGTTGGCCGCGGCGGGCGCACAGCGCAGCGTCGTCAGCGCAGCACTGTCGGCGGATCTCCCGGCGCCGCCCGTCGCGCTCACGTTGGCGGCGAGCGAAACCGTGCCGCGCACATTGGGCGTGCTCACGGCATCGTTTCCGCCCGCACAACCACCGCTCGATGTCGCCGTCAGTGCGGAGATCGTCGAGGCGTCGACGCTTCTCGCCTCGCTACCTGCTGTCGTCCTGCCGCCGTTGACCGTCGCCACCGCTGGCATCGACTACGACCAGGCGCTGCCCGACGCCATCGGGCCAGGCGTGTCCGCGCGCCACCTTGCCCCCCGCGACGACGCAGCGGGTATCGCAGTGCAGCAGCAGCCGATGCTGCCTGCCTACACACCGGTCGAAGCTCACCAAACCGCTGCCGATCCGCTGCACGCAAGCACCTCCGCGCGCCAGCAGCAAATGCAGCCGGCCAGTCGGGCGAGCGCACAGCGGGCACAGCACGGCATCCCGCTCGGCAGCGGTCGCCACGCGCGGCACGCCGGCACCCTGCGGCAGCGCCTCGCCACAGCGCACGCATGGCAGCACGGCGCCCCGCTCGGATCAGGCACCGTCGGCAGGCAACAGGAGCGTATCCGCTTCCGTCATCGGCTGCGCGCGGACCAGCAGCAGGCGACTCCGGCTGTGGCGCGCACCTCCGCCGGCCACCAGCAGGGCGTGCCGCTGGCAAGGGGGGCTGTCGTGCGCCAGCAGCAGATGATCCCGCTGCCGCTCGGTTGGTGGCAGATCGCCTACCCGTGGCCGGAGCCGCCGCCCGTCCCGGACGCGCCCACAAGTCCGGTCGCGCTCAAGTTCTGTCGACTCAACGACGGCACCGCGGCGCTCGTGTTCGGGTGCCGTGGTGCCGTCTCGCCCCCCGGGCAGATCGTCGTACCCATTCGGAGAACCTACATCGTGCTCAACAGTATCTCCCTCGTGCGCGCCTCCGATGGCGCGCCGATTGACGCTACTGCGCTCAACGTCCAGATCGATGCCGACTCTTGGGCTTGGGGCTGGGATGCGACGATCCCCGGCGCCCAGCTCGCCCTGGTCGAGCCGATCATCGAGGGCGAGCCCGTCGAGCTACTCGCTACGATCAACGGCGAGCAGTTCCGGCTGCTCGCCGAGCGCATCGCGCGCGAGCGCAGCTTTGGGCAGTCTCGCCTGCGCATCAGCGGGCGGAGCAGGGCGGCTATGCTCGCCAGCCCGCACAGCCCCGTGGTCACCCGCAGCAACGACATCGACCGCACAGCCCGCCAGCTGCTCGACGACGCGCTCACCACAAACGGTGTCACCCTTGGGTGGGCGGTGGACTGGCAGGCGGCCGACTGGCTGGTGCCTGCAGGCGTGTGGAGCCACACCGGCAGCTACATCGAACACGCCCAGCGCATTGCCGAAGCCGCGGGCGCCTACGTGCAGGCCGATCCGCTGCTCGACACCCTGCACGTCCTGCCGCTCTACCCCGCGCTGCCGTGGGACTGGGGCGCAGCCACGCCCGACATCATCCTGCCCAGCGCGCCGGTGGTGCGCGAAGCGGTCGAGTGGCTGGACAAGGCCCGCTACAACCGCGTGTTCGTCAGCGGCACCGAGGCCGGCGGTATCCTCGGTCAAGTCACCCGCAACGGTACCGCAGGCGATATCGTCGCCCCCATGGTTACCGACCCCCTCTGCACGCACGCGGACGCCGCTCGCGCACGAGGTGGCGCCATCCTCGCCGATACCGGCCGGCAGGCGCGCATCACGCTCGATCTGCCCATACTCACTGAAACCGGCATCATTCGCCCAGGCGCCCTGGTCGAATACACCGACGCCGGCGCCGCCCGACGCGGCCTGGTGCGAAGCACTGCCGTGCGCGCCCAGCTGCCCACCGCTCGCCAGACGATCGAACTGGAGACCCACGTATGAGCAACCTCTACCGCAAGTTCCGCGAGCTGATCCCCGATGCGCCGCTTCTGGTCGGCACGGTCGTGGCCACCGCGCCCGTCCGCGTCGAGCTGCCCGATGGCAGCCAGATCGCCGCGCGCGGCGAGGCAACCATGGGACAAGCGGTCTTCGTCCGTGACGGCGTGATCGAGGGCACAGCGCCAACGCTGCCGGTGGAGCTGATTGATGTCTGACCCGCAGTTGGTCGCCCTGCGTGCTGAGGGCGGTAGAATGCCGTCAGCCTAATCCTGCAGGAACCCGCCATGGCAATCACCGTCCGACTCACTCTCGCACCGCTTATCGGTCTCGCCGCGCTGTGCCTGGCCTCCGGCGTCCAGGCACAGGTCTACAAGTGCAAAATCGACGGCAAGACGGTCTTCTCAGATCAGCCCTGCGCCGCCGACGCAAAACCGATGGATGTGCGACCCGCCGCGGGGCGCGCAGACTCCGGCGCCTCGTCCTTTCAGCCCAGCGCAGCCCCAATCAACGCATCCAGTAACCCGCAGGCCCTAGTCGAACGGATGGAGCGAGACCGCGAGCGGCGCGCCCTTGAGCATCAAATCAACGACCGTCGCAGCCAGATCAATGCAGAGCAGGCAGCAATGGACCGCGATCTCGGCGCGTTGCGCCAGCAGAAGCAACGCGCCAACAACAACCTCGCGGGCGCCACCTGGGAGAAGAGCATCAGCGAGGAAATGAACGCGGTCGTCGCTCGCTACGACGTGCGGATTCGTGCTCTGCAGGATGAGATCAAGCGGATGGAGGCAGACCTGGCTGGGCTGGGCAAATGAGCGGAGGGTCGGGGCGGGCGGCATTGTCAGGCGGAAATGGCTGCAAGGCATTGATTTAATGTATTCGTCGTAACTCTTACAAGGCGAATGTCGGCGGTTCGAGCCCGTCAGCATCAAAGCCCGGACTTGTCCGGGCTTTGTTTTTGGGCCTTCCGATCGACGGGCCCGCCCCGCAAGGGCGTCGATCCCCCTTCAGTCCATCGGGAAGCCGCGCTCACGCAGCGCCCGTGCGATACCCCGCATTGCCTCGGTGGCTGGGAGCGCCAGGGATACGCCCGGCTCATGGGCCGTACCGGCGTCACGCAGGTTGATGCGGATGATCGGTACGCCCAGCTGTTCGCCAAACAGGCGTACCGACGGTACCGCGGTGCCCGCACCGATCTCGAGCACGAGCAACCGGTCCACGTTCCGTTTCCAGGCCGCGAGCCTCGTCTGCTGGGCCTGCGTGCGGTGCTCGATCCAGTCCCAGTCGCCAAACATCAGGATGTTGGGGCGTGCAAGTGCGCCGCAATGTGGGCAGCTTGGCAGCGCGTTGGTCAGTTCGCAGGCTTCGGCGTCGATTTCGGGTTGGAACTCGTCCGCCGGCCAGGTCCGAGCGTTGCAGCCCTTCATGCATTGCAGATGATGGATGGAGCCATGGCACTCGACGATGCGTTGGGCGTCGAAGCCGGCCTTCTGGAACTGCCCATCCACATTGCTGGTGAATATGAAAGCGCCATCCGGAAGACGCCGCGCGATGTCGAGCAGTATCGCAAAGGCGGGACCCGGCTCGGTGCGTCGATACAGGTCGAGCCGGTGGCCGTAGAAACCCCAGGCCAGTCGCGGGCGGGCGGCGAAGGCGGCCGGATTCGCGATCTCCTGGAAGTGCAGTCCGGCCTTGCCCAGCGCCGGATAGGCCTGCCACATCCCTTCGCTGCCGCGGAAGTCCGGCAGGCCGGAGTCCACGCCGAGGCCGGCTCCGGCGGTGATGAGGAGGCCGTCCGCGTCGGCGATGAGGCGGGCGCAACGATCGAAAGCGCTTGTTACCACGGGATGTGCTCGCCGCTGTAGTCGATGAAATGCGCCCGCCCGCTCGCTTCGAGACGGTCGAGCGCGGCCAGCAGCCCGCATGCGGCTGCGTCCGGTTCCATGGCCGCATCGCCGACGAAAGGGGCACTCAGGCGCGAGCGCACGGTGCCTGGCTGCAGCGCAGCGATGACGGCGAGCGGGCGACGGCGGGCGACTTCGATGGCCGCGGTCTGCAGCAGCATGTTGAGCGCAGCCTTCGATGCCCGGTAGCCATACCAGCCGCCCTTGCGATTGTCCTCGATGCTGCCCACCCGCGCCGACAGCTTGGCCCAGATCACGCGCTCGCCGGTGGCCAGCAGTGGATGGAGGTGGCGCAGCAGCAGGGCTGGCCCGATCGCGTTGATCGTCATCGCGCGCTGCAGGCGGGCGGCCTGCAGTTCCTCGAGGCGCTTCTCCGGACCTTGGTCGTCGATGCTCAGCGCGCCAGTGGCATCGATCACGAGGTGCAAGGGCGACTGCGCGGCCAGCATGCGGGCGCAGTCGGCCAGGCTGGCCTCGTCATCGAGCAGGAGCGGCGGCGTGCTCTGACGTGACAGTTCGATGATCCGGCCGCAACGCGGGTCGGCGCGCAACTGCCGGACGAAGGCCTGGCCGATCGCACCGCTGGCGCCTGCGACCAGTGCGGTGTAGCCCTCGGGCAGGCTGTTCATCGATACGGGAGTGAGGTTCAT